TCCGCCGCGAGCTTGACCGCCGCCATCTCGTAGGTCTCCCACTTCCAACGGAAGTCTGGATTGTTGGTACGGAAGCGGTCGATCCGTCGCTGGAACAACGGCGGCAGCGATTCGTAGTCCGCGTCGAGGCGCTCCTTGAGCCCGCCCTCCTCGTAGGCCTGCTTCTTCTCTTCGAGCGCCGCCGCGATCGCCTCCTCGGACGCCTGCTTCTGCTCCTCAGCGGTCCGGTAGTAGGAGACCTCATCCCCGATCACGACGCCCCGAATCGCCGAGCCCGCGTGTACGGTCTCCTCGGTGACGCCGTAGAGCCGGATATTGATCCCCGGCACGGGCATCCGCTCGCGAGTCAACGGCGCGGCCAAGTTCCCGTACTCGGTCTCGATGACCCAGCCCGAGGGAGTGAGTTGGGCCCCCCTTGATTTGGTATCGAGGAACTCGCGGTCATCGCTCGGCAGCGAGGTGATCTTGTCGTTATTGCGCGGTGGGCCAGTCGGAGCCCCGTCGGTTTCGACTCCCTTCGGTCCAATCGTCCCAACTACATCTTTCGCTTCTTCCATCTTACCGAACCTCCAAGATGCCGATCGGCTGATCGGCGAGCGTCACGAACCAACGATCCTCGCCCATCGGATACGTGTCCGTTGGGATATCCAGATCGTCCGAAATCCTCCAGATTGAGTTCATCTCATCCCACCCGATCGTCGAGAACGTATCGCGCTCCGGGTTGTCGAAGATCCACACCGCCGTCCGAGCGACGCCCGCGTGCTTCCGCGAGGGGTAGAACGTCGCCCACCCGTTCTCGATCGCCGCGATCTCTTCGGGGTTGGTAATCGCGACCCACTCGTCGAGTTCGAGGATCGCGACGATCTCCGGGTCGGTGACAACGATCGCGCCGTCGGGAATGTCCGGCCCGTCGGTAGCGGCCTCGTAACCGAGCCACCCGAGTACCGCGAGCAAGAAAGCGATCGCGGTCGTCTTCACGGTTTCCGTCTTCGTCGAGTCAGCCATTGACTTTCCTTTCACAAGAGGTCCGAGAGTCTAGACGAATCGAAACAGCCCGCCCTTCGGCGGGCCGATCGAGAGGAGATCAATCGCAGTCAGAGGCGTTGAGGATCTGGTCGTGGTCCCCGTTGATCATAATCTCGCGAGATCCGGTGAGATTGAGACCAATCGAGGCGTTGACGCCGCCGTGGATCTCCATCGAGCCGTCGGCCCGAATCGTCGCGATGCTCCCGGAGGGGACCTTTTCGCCGAAGCGATCGACCGCGTAGAGCGTCACCTGCCCTCGATTGTGCTTCAGCCGGAACCCGATCTGCCGATCGAGCGCGGTCTCCTCCTCCTTCTCGCGTTCCCGCTCCTTGATGTTCGCCTCGATGTCCGCGTCGGTCAGGATCGTCGGACGGACCGGAGCCTCCTCTGCAACCGCAACGCCGGGTTCATCGTAAGTCGAGCTACCGCACATATCTATATCCTTCCGGGCTTTAGGCCCAAAGAGTTCCGCGAGAGTGTCCGCCTCCCGCTCTTCGGTCACCATAACGATCTCGTCATGGATCCCGCGTTCAAAACGTACCGTGACTTCCTTATATCTCTTGCTCACGACCGACCTCCAAACGGCCAGAGCTTCTTGAAGAATCTCGCGATCGCCTCGGACCGATCCAAAGCGCGAATCGCCTTATCTACCTCGGAGCGAATCCGCTCCTCCGAGATCCGCCGGTCTTCGTCAGTCCGGCACTCGAACCAACTCAGGTAACACTTGAAGTGGGCGGTGATCTCTCCCGTCTTCTTGTTGACCCAGATCATCGACCCGCGCCCGCCGAGCGGGAGCCAAGAGACCATATAGTGAGGTCGGTCCGAGCAGTCGAGGATATCGAAAGTGTCTCCCTTCGACACGCCCGCCTCGATCAACCGTTCGATCTTTGAAAGCAACTCACTCATCGCCGCACTCGCAACCGGGGTGGTGGATCATCGAAGACCCGTACCCGTTATCGTGGATGACGAACCGATGCCTGTCGTGGGTGACGGTGATGAGCCGCTCGCCCGCCGCCTCGGTCCACGCCTCGGCGCTCGCCTTTCGCCGTTCGTTATCCTTCGCCGCCATCTCCTTCGGCGTGGGGACGAGGGAGAAGAGGAAGGCGACAAGCCCGATAGCCGCGACGACCAAGACCACCCCAGCGATGTTCGCTTTTTGGTTATTAGTCAAGCTCACGACAAGAACTCCCCTCGGTTCTCGTCAGCGGCCCAAGCGATGAACTCGATCGCTTCGAGATTCTCCCAGCGTCCGCTCGGAGCCGCGATGTAGAAGTGCGGGAGTCCGTTCTCGAAGATGACTGCCGCGTCGCACGCCGAGAGCGGAGGAAGATCCTCGAACATCAGACGCCCGAACGGGTTCTGCTTCGCCTGGGCGATCGCGAGGGTACTGAGAGCGTGCGGGTGACCGCCCTCGGGAATCGGGAAGAGTTCCCCGTAGATCGCTTCCTTCGCGATCTCCTCGCACTCGGGGTCGTCGTAGACCTTCGAGACGTACATGAGCCCCGTCTCTCCCCGGCTGCTCTTTTTCGCGATCTCAACAATCAGGTCAACTGAATCCATCGTTATCTCCTTTCAACGGAAGTATAGTCGGCTATCTCCCGTCTCGTCTATAGCTCTTCAAAGATTTTTCGGACCGTTACCTCCAAAGGGGTTCTTCCCGCTCTTGAGCTTCTCCATCGCGTCCTCCATGACCGACTCGACGAACGCCCGCCCGAGCGCTTCGCCGAGGTTCAACGACGCCGCGATGAAGTTCGCTTGTCGCTCCTCTTCGCGGGGATCGCCCCCGGCTTCGGCGACCGCGAACAGTTCGCCCTCGCGGGTAACGAAGCGACCCTCCGACTTGAACGGTCCGTCCTTCTTCGATTGGAACTTATCCATCATCTTCTCAATATCCATATCAGCCTTCTCCTTCTTCAACGTGCTGCCCGATTCCCGCGACGCCGGTCGTCTTCCACTTCCGGCGTCGATTGATCTTCATCTTCGCGTCGATCGCTTCGTGAACGTCGATCCCGTACGAATGGGCGACTTGGTACAAGAGAATCCCAACGTCAGCGACCTCGCTCGCGATATCATCATCGATGAAGTCTTCCCCACGATCAGACGCCTCGCCCGCCTTTCTGACTTCGTAGCGAAGCTCATCGAACTCCTCATCAAGCCGATCGAATACGAGCCTCGGGTCCTTCGTCTCGCCGAACGTCTCGCGAGACCAGTCGGTGATCGAGCGTTGGGTCTCGTTGGGCTCGAAGGGCCAGCCGTCTGGACATCGTTCCCTCGCGAGGTCGATCGCCTCGACGTTCCGAGCGCCGACCTCCGAGAGCGGTCCGACGACCACCGGCGTCCGCGAGGACCAGAAGCCCCCGGTCACGAGGTTGAACCCGATGTAGGCGAGCCCGGAGGTCCCGTCCTCGTAGTTGACGGTGACCGGCTTCGGGGACGTCACGACGCCGACGCGCCCCGCCGAGCAGATCGCGATGTCTCCGGGCGAAGGACGCCGACCGGGGAAGTCCTCCCGAGTCGAGATCCCCCGGATCGAGCACGCGCCCTCCCAGCAAGGCGAGACCGATTCCTCGCCCAGCCGGAAGACCCGCTCCTCTCTACTCCATTGCCACCGAGGCTCCGTTGACTTCGACACTTTGCATCTCCTCTTGTCTCTTCGAGACCGCCGCCGACCGACCGAGGTCAATGGACCGAATCCCGATTGCTTCTTCGTACGCTTCGCGGTAGACCTTATTGAGGTGCGGCCACAGGTGACGGAACGTCCCCCACGAGACCGCGAACTCGTGACCGTTCTTCCAGCAGTCCGCGATCCACTTGATCGGATCGTTGTCGAAATCGTTGTCGTCGATGACGTGCCCGTTCCAGATCCGAAGGACCGGACCCGAACGGTTCACCGCGAGAGGATCTCGAATCAAGAGCCGCCTCCAGAACCGCTCCAGCGCCATCGCTGGAACATCGTCCTTTTCGGGCTGGTCGGCTCCGGGGATCGCCTCGATCCAGTAGCGCCCGCCGCGATCTTCGATGAGCTTTCGGAGCACCTCGCTCGCCGCCCAGTACTTCCCGCCGACGGGGTAGTTGTTCGGCGAGGAGCCGTTGTCGAGCGCGAAGTCCACGAAGTCGTATTCGAGCCACGGCTCAAGCGACTCCGCCATCCGTCGGAGGAAGTCGGCGGGCTCCAGATCCTCGAAGGAGTCATCTTTGAGCGAACCGTAGTAGACGGTGATCGAGGCGTCGGGGAAACGCTTCTTGAAGGCGTCGAGGAAGGCCCGAACCGAGTCGGCGTTCACCGCGTCAGGCGCGTTCTCTCCGGTCGCCTCGCGGATATCAACCGCCGAGTCGAAGTCCATCGCGTCACCGACATCGCTCTCGCCGTACGGACGGTGGAGAATGAACTTGCGGAAGCCGAAGCCGTACGCCTCTGCGAGCGGGCCATCGAGGAACCGCTCCCAGCTATGGTTGAGGTTCCATCCGAAGCCCCACGGGTTCGTATCCGTCCGCCGGTTCGATCCCATACCGAAGAAGCAGTGAGCGAAGATTCGATCATCGACCATCCGAGTCCGTCCTTTCCAATCGACGCGAAAGAGCGCCTACGAGTTCCCGAAGCTCTCCGATCTGATTGGAGAGCTCAACGTGCTCGCGGAACCGTACAGCTTGATTGGTCGCGAGCGCCACCTCCGGGTCTATCTGATCGACCCGGCTCGAAAGCGTATCGAGCCGTTCACGGATTTCTACCGTCTCCCTCGATGATTCCCGGATCTCTGTAGCAAGCCGAGCCTCCGCCGCTTTGATATCCTTCTCCGCCGCTTCAAGCATCCGGTCGATGAAGAAGAATCGGTAAACTTGACGAGCAAGAAACTTTCTCACGGCACGATCTCCACTTCAGCGAAAAGCCCCCAAGCGCCCGCCCGAGTTGATTGAGCTATCGACGGATCGAAGAGTCGATCACGGACCATCCCCCGAAGCGTCCCGACTCGGAAGCCCGAGAGCCCGAAGTATCCGACCCGACACTCGTGGGCGTACTCACTATCAATCCCGATGTACGAAAGACCCGAGACGGAGTGAATGTCTTCGAGCCAGTTCCGTACCATCTCCGCGTCGGTTGGGAGGTATTGGTCTTCGAGATTGGGAAAGCTCGAAGCGTAAACCTTGATTGGGTCTTCGCCCGAGCCGAGTTCGTCGAGAACCTCGACCGCCGCTCGGATCGAAAGACCTTCGAGCGCCGCCCGTTTTCCGCCCGATACCCGGATCACGCCTTATCTCCCCTCGTGAGCTTCGCCCAGTCCTCGGCGGAGAGAGTCTTCTCTACGTCGTGACGTGAGACGCCGTGGATCTCCTCGCCCTCGAAGAAGACCGTGATCCAGACCCGCTTGCGACCGTCCTCCTCTGGAAAGAAGAAGAACGCCGCGACGGTGTTCCACTCTTCGAGTTCCAGCTTCCCGAGAAGTTCGCTGTCGATCGAGTCGGTCATCAGAATCGAAGGCGGATCGTTGACACCCTCGTTGAAGTAAACCTCGACGCCGCCTTGGTAGAAGCGGTCGTGGACGAACTTCGCCGCCGCGACGGGATTCGCCGAGATGACCCGAACGTCGTCGCGGGAGAAGTCGAAAGAGCAGTCGTGGTAGATATCAGGCACGGAACACCACCTCCAGGTTCATCGCGAGGACCTTCGGGTCGTTGTAGTAGAAGAACTTGGATTGGGTCTTGAAGAGCTTGACGTGTCGGTACTTCCGCGCGTGCGGGCGGAAGAGCGAATGGACCGCGAGCCCGGTCGTCTTCTCGATGACCTCCTCGGCGTTTCCGACTTTTGAGCCGTACGGCTGGTCGAGATAGCGCCAGTCATCTTCGTCCGCGAGAGACGCGACCTCGATGTGGTCGGGATGCTGGATCCCGATCGGGAAGATCAAGACGGTGTCTTCGGGGAAGACGAACTCTCCGGCGTGCTCTTCGAGCGGGGTTCCCTCGGCGAGCCCGAGCGCGATATGAGAAGCGCCGACCGCCTCGGCGTACGCCTTCGCCTCGGCGTCTCGCTTCGGGTTTCCGTACACGGTCAGGATCGTCACCGGGTCTCCGTCCTTGACCCATCGCTCGATGTGACCGCCCATCGAAAGGATCGCGTCATCCGCGTGAGGTTCAACTACAACAATCTTCATCCCGCTCCTCCGAACTTATCGAGTATCGTTTTCTTGAGGTGGTCCGCGACCGAGCATCGGTCGTAGACGTACTCCTTCCCGCCCTTCTTCTTCGTCTCCTTCCTCACCTGGAATCCCATCGCCTTCCCAGCTTCGACGGAAGTGAGACCCGAGGCGAGAAGACGAACGAACGTCGCCTCGGTCTCGGTAAGTTCCGAAGTGATTCCCATTTGGTCGTCCAAAGACAACGCAGTAAAGTCAAAAGGAGGATCAAACGGGTCTCGGATAACGTCCGAGCCAACGAAGTCGAAGTGAAGCCAGACGACCGTTCCGCGTCCCTTGTGCTTTCGGCCTTGGCTTGGAAACATCTGTATAGCGTCGGACGGGGCTCGCTCGACTTGGAGCCGGTAGTCTTCGGCGACTTGGAAGTTGATCGACCGCCTGACGAGATTCGAGATCGAGTCCTCATCGGTGATCCCGTTCTTCTTCGCGTAGGCTAGAGCCCTCTGCTCCCCCAGCCACGCCGATCCCCAAAGACTCTTCGGCTTCTCTCGGATTCGTTCGGAAAGCTCCGTCATTGAGTTGCTCCTCGTCGAGTTGGGAAACGGTCTCCGCGTACCCGACGATATCCAGCCACGAGTCGTCGTGAAAGCCCGCCGCGAGCCGGGCCTGCTTCGCGAGTAATCGTAGCGAGGGGATATCCTCGGCGGTGATCTTCTTCCCCGGACGGAGCAACCCACGCCCTTGGAGAAACGTCGTGACGAGCCGCGCCTCGATCTCGAAGTTGAGGCGAGGGGGCGCGTAGTTCCCTTGCCGCTTCTTCATCACCGACCGAATCCGCTCTACGAAAGACTCAATCACTCCGCGCCTCTTTCGACGTAAGAGATCCAGAGGATCTCGTTGATCGCGTCCCAAAAATCTTTCGTCATCGAAAGACCCGAGGCTCCGCCCTCGATGAAACCGCCCTCGCGGAGCGACTGGAGGATCTTCCGCTCCTCGCCGTTGATCTTCGCCGGGTCGAGCCGCTGGTCATTCATCATCGTGTATTGGAGGTAGGGATAGAGCCGAAGCTCGACTTGGTCGATCTCTCGCCCGAGCCGCTCCTGAGCGATCTCCCGAATCTGATTAGTCAACCTTCCTCTGCTCATCGTTCCGCCTCCTTCTCGATCTTCGCGACCGCTTCGAGCGCCCGACTTTCGTACCAAAAGACCCGATCGGTCTTCTCCCAGTCAATCGCCTTCGAGCAGTCGTAGCCGTCGTCTTCGACCCAACTCGACTTCAAGACGACTTCTCCGTCTTGATCGACGAAGTGGACAACGTCCTCGTAGACCTTCTTGGTCGAGAACGGAGACGCGACGAACACGGGCATCCCCGGATAGATCGGGAAGCCGTCGCCCGTCTTCGGGACCGCCTCGAAAGGGTTCACGCTGTATCGGTCGTCAGGCATAAAGGCGGGCGGGACCTTTCGGTCATCCGCCCGCCGGGGCGGGGGTCCTATCCCCGAGGGGGTTCAACGGTAATCTTCTTCATTTTGGGAACGGTCTGGCCGGTCGTCTTGGTGATGATTTCGGCGAGTTCGAGAAGGTAGGTCTCCAGACCGTCGATCCTCTCGATAAGACCTTCTACGTCGGGCATCCGGTCCGTAAGAGAGAAAACTCCTCGGCGAGCCGCCGCGACGGAATCTTGGAGAGTCTCAAACTCCGCTCGATGAACAGCGCCGCCTCCGCCCTCGGAACGCCGCTTCTCCATACGGTCTAGACGGGCGATGACGTCGTCAAAGGCTTTTTGACTGACCTTCCCGATTCGCCCGGCCTCCTTCGTCCAGTTCTGAATTTCAAGTTCAGGAACCGCTTCGGCGAGGTTCTGGACGTGGTAGGCGAGAGCCTTCGCGGTGATCGTGATTCCGAGTTCCTCTTCGACTCGCTCGGCGATCGCCTTCAGTCCCGGCTTCGACTCGTTGAACTCCGTCGCGTGCTGTTCAAGGAACCGAGCTAGACGAATCTTCTCGGTTCCTGACATGACGTTTCGTTCTGCCATTTCGGATCTCCTTAGCGAGCACCCCGCCCGCTTCGTAAGCGTAGGTCTGAGGTCAACGAAAGTAAATCCGGGGCGGGAAGAAGAGCGTCAAAAGAAATCGCCCGACCCGCCGCGAGTTGGATCGCCTTCGCTCGGTTCCGCCGCTCAGAATCCCGGATCGCTCGTCTCTTCTCGCCCATCTTTCGACTCCTTTTCCCAGTCAATGGTCATGTTGGAGACCTCTTCAAACTTCTTTCGGAAGTCCTCCAACGGGGGAATATCCACGTACCAATACGCGGAGCTACGCTGCTCCAACCGTCCGCCCGGAAGACGGACCTCGACCGGCTTCCGATACTGCTTGATTTCGACCTTCCCCGGCCAGAAGTCCGAGAGGACCTTCGCGAAGGCGGTCTTCGAGGTGATCCGAGGCATCCGTCTCGCCGTCGCGTAATCCACGAACTCCGAGTACAGATCCTCCTTCGGGATTTCCCGAGGCCAAGACGGTCCCGAGCCCGCCGGAGCGAGGAAGCCTTCCACCAGCTTCTGGAACCACCACTCCTTCTCGACCGGCATCGTATACTTCTTTTGCTGGTCGTGACCCTTCGTCTTCGGGACGTTCCGCACCTCGAAGTCCGAGAGGTCGTAGGCGAGAAGGAACGCAAGGAGCGACTCGTAGCCCCCGTCGTCGAGGTCCGCTTGAATCGAGCGGAAGTAGCCCGGATTTCCTCGCTGGGCGTCGGAGACGTTGAGGACGAAGAAGCGTCGGTCGCCGAAGCCCGCCGGCACGACCCACTCCTCATTCGAGGCCATCACGAGGTGAACGCAGTTCCGCGCCGGTTCCGCGTCCACGCCCTTCGCCTCGATCACGAGGTGCCGCTCGGTGATGAGCGTCTTCAGGACCGACTCGTGTCGCTTGTCTCCAGCGAAGAACGCCTCGTCAGCGAAGAGGAAGACGCAATCCCGGAGGTGGGCGTTGAAGTTCCCGGTGAGGTGAGACGAGTTAGAAATATGGAGGAAGTGTCGGCCCACGAGGGTTCCGATTGTCTTAGCGAAGAAACTCTTCCCGGTTCCTTGGTCTCCTTGAAGGATCACCGCCGCCTCGCCGAGCTTCGCGGGGAACTGGACGAGCCTCGCGAGCCAACCGATGAGATAGTCGTAGACCTCCGGGTCGTTGTCGCACAGATTCTGTTTGATGTGGGTCAGGAAGCTCTCGTGCTTCTCGCCCGGCTTCGCCTCGACCGCGAACCCTCGCCAGAGGTTATAGACGTCATCGCGCTCGATGCCCGGCTCGAAGGCCATCGCTCGGTACTGCCGCCGCTTCGGGTGTTCGAGCCACCACTTCCCGAGCGGGACCATCACGGGGTTCCCGTTCTTGTCTTCGCCGATCTGAATCTTCCGATTCATCCAGGCGTTTCGGAAGTCGTCGAAACCGATCTTCTGGAGCTTGAACCGCTCCAGGCCCGGATCGAAGACCTCCTCGACGATCCGGCACTTGCCGCCGATCCCCTGGATGACCGCGTAGCGATCGTTGAACTCGACGAGCGCCGGGTCGATCGCGACCTCCTTCGCTCGGGAGATCTGGCGGATCGCGTACTTCTCGGCGTTCCCTTTCTTCTCCAAGACCGACTCGGAGATATGGAAGTCGGGATCGGTGATGACCGAGAACATCGTGTCGTCGTCGATCTCGGTCGGGCACCTCGCCATCGCGCAAAGAACCGCGAAGAGACACTCCGACCTCGACTCAAACTTTCCGGGGTTCTCGGGATCGAACCCTTGAACGATCAGGACCTTCACCCAATCCGGGAGATCGTCCGGGAGATCGTCGATCGAAGAAAGCCGCTTGATGTTGCCGGATATAGAGACGCCGCCTCTTCCCGTGAAACCGCCCGAAGGGGAGTCCACTTCGGGCGCGGGAGTGAAGGTCGAGAGCGGGTAGCTCTCTTCATCAAAGAAGATGACGTCCGCGAGAGTTGGCTTGCGACCCTTCTTTCGTTTCTTCTCGTCAGGTCGATTGATCGTGCCCGGAAGTCGCATGATCCGGTCAACGTTATGGCAATGGTCCGCTTCGTAGAGCCGCTCGATCTGCTTGTTGTATCGAGCCGCGAGCGCGTACGCATCCGGCTTCCCCTCGATCTCCATCGCGTCTTCAAGGCGCCAAAAGCCCTGGTAGCCGCCTCCCGAGAACACGACGCAAGTCGGCTTCGGAATACCCTTCGGAGGATTCGTGAGGAGCCGGAGCGCCCGCTCGCGTTCATCTTTGAGTTCCTTCCCGTTACGCGGGTCAACGTCAACGTGGAGCCAATCCAGCGACGCGATATCCTCTCGCGACGCCTTCTTGTTGATCGGCCACCGGGTCGGGTTCACCGAGAAGTAAATATTGCGGGTGTCGCCGTGCTCTTCGAGAAAAGTCCGGACCTCCGCTTCATCCTTGAGCGTCTCGGTCGCGATCCCCTTCCGGTCGGGTTCGATAGCCGTGAGGATCCACGGCCCCTTCGCCCGCCACTTCTGGAGAAACTCGATCGAGGCGTCGTAGTTCGGTACGACAGCCACGTGTTAGATCCCCCAGTAGTCCGCGAGTTCCTTCGGGTCCTCTTGACCCTTCTCCATCTTCCAGACCCAGACGCGGGAGATTCCCATGTCCTTAGCAACGTCCTCGATCGTCATCCCCTCGCGTCGGCGGAGGATCCAGCACTTCTCGGCCTTCGAGGGAGCGCCCGTCGGGAGATCCTTGAGGACCTTCGTCGGGATCTCCTCGGCGTCGTAGTACCAACGACGAACCTGCTCGGCTCCTACCTTAAGCTTCTTCCGCAGACCGTCCTGCGAAAGCCCGAGCCGCCGCTGGGCCAGACGGAGCTTCTCATCTCGTTCCAGAGTCACACGCATAGAATCCTCTCCAAAGTTTCCGGCGCGAGATCGTTCGTGACCTCGAATGCCTTCTCGTATAGTTCCGCTCTCGAAACCTTCCCGACGTACTCCGCCGCCGTCTTACCGTCAAAGAAGAGGTAGTCGTTGCCGACTTGGAGTAGCAGCCACACGTTACCGTCGCGGTGGTGCCTCTTCTTTAGCCAAACCCTCTGCTGTTGAGTGAAGTGGTCGATCCGAACGATGTCCGATTCGGGCCACCGCCTCATCCACTTCAACTCAACCCAACCCTCGACGTAGTTGACGTCGGGCGTTCCCGGCCCCGCCGGGTTCTCGACCGCCACCGCGTCATACTTTCGCATCGCGACGATCACTCGCCGCCGAAGATCGCTCTCACTCATCGGAAGACCTCGTAGACGATCTCCCTCGTCTTCCAAGAATAGATCGTCAACGACACGCCGCTCTCCTCGAAGTACCGCTTCGTCTTCCCGAACGCCGCCGCCCAACGATCCTCCGCGATATCCACGAGACCCGTCACGGTGACGACTCGGGCGATCCCGGCCTGGATCAAGTTCACCGCGCACCGATCGCATGGGAGGAAAGGATAGACGTATGCGAGGTAGCCTTCGACCGGCTCCTTCGCGGCAAGGAGCGCGTTGGTCTCGGCATGAACAACCCGAGAGAGCTTCTCGTCGCGCTCGACCTCATCCTCTCGGACCGGACACCCTCGGACGAAGCCGTTGTAGCCCGTCGCCGCGATCGTTCGATCCGGGCGGACGATGACGCACCCGCACTTCGTCGAAGGGTCTCGGCTCCAACCCGCTACGAGTTCGGCCATCTCCAAGAAGCGTTCGTCCCATTTCTTCCGCCGAAGCGCCGGGCCTTCCATCTCGCTCATTTCGTCACCTCCCGCGTCCCCGCGTATCGCATGAACGTCTTCTCGAACCAATCCGGCGAGTGTACTCGATCCGTCTCGTGGAGCTTCCCGCCGATCCGAACCTTGGCGTGGACCCGAAGAACGCGCCGACCCTTTACGTTGGTGAAGTCGTCGGTAGCCTCGAACTCATCGCCGCCGTGGACGAACTTTCGACCGATCAAACTCATTCCATCGACCCTCCCCAACTATCCCCGATCTCGATATCGACCTTCGAGGGAACCGTGAGCTGAACGCAGTTCTCCATGATCTCCGCGAGGTCGGTCGCGACCTTCCGGTCCGAGACCGAGAGGTCGATCTCATCGTGAACTTGGAGCTGGATCGGGATGCCCGCCGCGTCCGCCTCGACCATCGCGAGCTTCGTCTGGTCGGCGGAGCTTCCTTGAATGAGTCGGTTCAACGCCTTGTGGGTCCAGTCGTAATGACCGTTTCGGAACGGGAAATGGCACCGACGCCCGAGGATCGTCTTCACGTAGCCACGTTTCTGGGCCGCGAGGTCGAGCTTCTCGGAGAGTTGATCGACGTAGGGGACGCCCGCGTTGAACGCCTCGATGATCGCTTTCCCCTCGGGACCGGCGACCTCGATAACCCGCCCCGTCCGGGTTCGGACCCATTCGGTCGGAACGCCGATCGAGTGACAGAGTTTCGGGTCGCCCATACCGTAGCACCGACCCAAGAAGATATTCTTGGCGTGCTTCCGCTTCTTATCGAACTCGTCTGGCTCCATCGCCGCGCACGCCTCGGCTCCGTGAATGAGCCGGGTCATCATCGCGTGGTTATCCGTCGAGGGGTCGGACCGGAACGCGTCACCGGCCTCGAAAGCAGCGCGGATGCCCGCTCGCTCGGCCCAGTGGATGATCATCCGGGGTTCCTGCTGGGAGTAGTCGAGCGCCGCCCACTCTGCTCCTTCGTCCGGGACGTAGACCGCTCTCCAGAAGGGACCGATCTCCGGGTCGCGAGCGGGCTGCTGCTGGAGGTTCGGATCGACCGAGGAAAGGCGACCGTACGCCGCGCCTGTCGAGTTCTCGTCATCGTCGGTTCGGCGGATCTGGTTGAAGGTCGTATGGACCCGACCGTTGACCGCGTGCTTCCGAATCGAATCGGCGAACGTCGTGCGGACCTTGTTGACCCGACGGGCGCGATTGATCGCGTCGGCGACCGGATGGTCAATCGACCCGAGAAGCTCCTTGGTCACCGACGGGATCTTATTGGCGTTGTAGTTCAGCTTGACGCCGATCTCTACAAGCGCCGGAGCGATCGCCTTCGCCTTCCAAACGTCGCCGACCGCGATCCGCTTCCCGGTGAGGTCGTAGACCCGCTGGAGCGCCTTCGCCTCCTCTTGGGCCGACCAGACGTCAACTCGGTCGAGGTGGTCGAAGTCAACCCGAACGCCTCGGCGTCGCATCTTCACGAGGACCGGAAGGAGCGCCGATTCGAGATCGAAGATCCCCCAAAGGTCTTGCTCATCGAGTTCGGCGCGCTGCTTCTCGTAGATCTGGAGCGGGAGCACCGCGTCATGCTCGGCGTAGGGACCGGCGAGCCGAGCCGGGAAGTGGTGAAGCCCCTTCTTCGGGTCGAGGCCCCAAGCTTCGCCCGCCTCCTTCAAGAGCGACTCGTCCTTGCCGGGGATGTCGTAGCGCCCGGCGATCGAGGCGAGCGAGTAGGAGTCGTGCATCTCGTAGATCAGCGGAGCCGCGATCTGGACGTCACGCATCTTCGCCCGACGGAAGATGATCCCGAGTTCGGCGAGGTAGTCGAGATCGTATTGGAGATTGGCTCCGACGATCTCCCCGGTGTACTCCGCCGCTTGACGCCGGAGATACTCGTACACGCTCTCGGCTGGCAGGTTGCCTCCTCCCGCGTGCCCGGTCGGGAGGTAGAACGGGCCGGGTCCTCCCTCGATCGCGAAGGAGACGCCGACAATCCGCCCGTCTCGCCTCACTCCGATCCCGAGCTTCCGCAGCTGCGGGTCGGCGGTCTCGGTATCGAGCCCGATCCGCTTCGCGCCCTTCCACTCCGGGAGCGACGCGAGGTCAGGAGCCCTCCACTCAGACTCGGGTTGGAAGAGCGGGGTTTGCACTAGATATCCCCATCCACAAACTCGGCGTAGTTCGTCGCCGCTTGGATCTCCTCGACCGTGAGCATTCGAGCGCTCGCGATCTCCTCTCCGAAGATTTTCAGGTCAGTGAGAGCGGTCCCCGCCGGAAGGTCCGCGAGCGGGACCGTCGCCCAGAGCACCAGATCGTACTTCAGCGGATCGTCGGGCCTGACCCAAAGGTTTCCGAAGACGACGTTGACGACCGAATCGACGCCCGCTTGGGTGATGTCGGCTTCGTCGATGAAGAAGATGTTCTTCGAGGTCTTCTGACCCGGCTTCGTCAGCACGACCAACGAAAGCGAACCCGTATCGACCGCCGTGTGAGACAGGTTGTAGCCCGAGGTGACGATCGTCGCGCCGGAATACTGCTGAAGGATCATATCGGTCGCGACGGTCTGAGCGTCGGAGACCGACTGAGCTTGGGCTGAATCCCCGGAACCCTGGATCACCAAACTCACTTCGCGACCTCCTCGTGGACGACGCCGCGAGCCCGCATCTCCGACTCAATGAGAAGGAGGTAGCGACGGAGATCGCGAATGTCATCGATGAGACCTTCGGGTCGGTCGTCTTCGTCGATGTGTTCGAAGATGTCCCAAGCCGAAGCGTGCATCCCCATACCTCGGTCGATAGTCATTTGGACCCGATTCTCGATCCGGTCCCACTTCCTCGCCGCCATCATGAACGCGCCGACGCCGCCGCGTTTCTTCCAACTCCCGCCGTACTGCTTCTCGGCCTCAACGAGCGCTACCGCGTCCGCGTCCGCGACTTCCTTGATCTTGTCGATGTGGCTTCCTTCGCTCACGGCTGACCTCCGTCCCATCGTTCGTACCGTCGGGCGATCCACTCGACCGCCGCCTTCCGCCAATCGCTCGCCTGAATCTCGTTGGTGAGCTTCAACGCCTCGGTGAAGCGTTCGGGTGCGTTCTTCGTCCGCCACGCCTTCCAGACTCGGAGCATCGGCACCGCGACGTTCTTGAACCAGTCCGACTCGACCTCCGCTTCGACCAAGTCCTCCGATCCAGAGTGAGCGAAAGCGCAGAACCTCTTACAATCGCGGAGGAAGAGGTTGCTCTCCTCGGGCGTCTGGAAGAGAGCGACCGGCTCGACTGCGTCTTCGTACGGGTTCTTGAAGTCGATCCACGACTCCTTCTCGGCGAGTCGCTCGAAGTCCTCGACGTAGGCGTGGAAGTTGAAGGAGGTCTGGTAGTAGCGACCGACGTTGAGCCCGACGGAGCGAGCGACGAACTCGTGAAGGAAGCTCATATGGACCGCGTTCGCACCGTACGCTCCGAGGATCATGTCGTTGGATCGGTTCGTGACCATCATCTCCAACGAGCCGTCGGTCCCTTTTTGGAAGTAGACCGCCGTGTTGCACGGGAGGTCCTTCGAGTCGAGCCCGAGGTCGTGACCGCCGTCCCACATCTGGACGACCACGCGACGGCTCTCCGGGTTCGATCGGAGTTCGTGGATCGCGAGAAGAAGCTGATCGCGACCGAACCAAGACCGCCATCGGTGCCCGTAGGCTCCGTTGAACGTCTTTCCGTCGTCGGAGAAGTCGCTCATCCGCTTGACGAACGTCGAGACGAACTCGACGTCATTCCGACCCGCGAGCATCCAGATTGACTCGAAGAGATGGAAGAACGGATTCGCGTCTCGCCCGCCCCAGAAGAGGACGCGCTCCTCCGGGTGCTCGTAGACGGTCGTGACGGGCGAGTGGACCCGGAGCGCGTCGCCGTTCCGCGAGGGCACGAGGACGCCGTGCTCGTTGATGAGGTTGACTCCCTCGGCGAGCGCGTCGTGGACGTTTCGAGCGTTGATTGAGATCATACGGTTCTCCTGAGGAAGATCTGGTTGGTCCAGCCCTCGGTCGTTTCGGTCATCGAGCGATGGTACTCCGAGAAGCCCTGCTCAACGAGTATCTGTTGTATCCATCCGACCGAATCTTTCACCGCCTTACGGAAGGTGTGGAACTCGATAACAAGACAACGAAGGTTATCGGGAAGCTCCGACCAGTCCAGCGTCGCCTCCGCGCCCTCGATATCCACCTTCATAACATCGGGCTTGACTTTCCCGAGAAGTTCTCGGAAGTTGACCGCCGGGACCGTATGCTTGACCCGACTATCGCTCGCGAGAAGAGACGGGACGCAAGACCGAGACCCGAAGTGGTTCTTCGCCACATAGATGTCGATCTCTTCCTCGTCTCCGGGAACCACCGCCGCCTGAACCGCCTCGAATCCGAAGAACTCCGCGTTCTTCGCGAGAACGTCTCCGGTGTCTTCCATCGGCTCAACCGCGATAACGGCTCCGGCTCCTCGGAACTCCTTCGCGAGCGCGCTCACGACCCCGATGTGGGCTCCGATATCGAGGAACGTCTCGCCCTCGCGAATGTCAATGGCGGAGACCATCGCGAGATTCGCCTTCGAGATCAACTCGTGATCGGTCCCCTCCCGAACAAACAGACCCGTATCGAGTTGCTTGATCTCCTGACTCGGGATCGTCAGAGTCCCGTTCGCGAGACCGGAGTGAATATCTTCCCAAGACTGGCCCGCTTCGAGGAGTTCGCCGATCGTCGTCGGAGCGCCCTTCTCCGGTTGGACTACAGTCCCTTTGTCCAAATCGTTATGCCTCACGCCATCGACCTTTCGAGAATCTTTCCAACAACGCGACTCGGGCGGCAACGATCCGCGACGAACTTCCGAGCCTCGATGACCTTCTTCTCGGAGGGTACGAACCCATTCAACGCTTTTCCGAAGTCTTCGGGGTCGAAGGTCTCAACCAGTTCCACCGGGATGGTGTTCGTCGAAAGACCGGCGGTGTACTCCGAGATGAAGCCGGGCGTCCCGTACCAAAGCGGTTCCCAGTGAGTGTAGTTCGTTGTCCCGTTCGTCGAGAGGTCGATCGCGAACCGAGCGCGACGGAGCGCTTCGATGATCTCTTCGTACGGGCGATGGGCGTAGTAGGCGTGCGGGTGAGTCTCTCGGTCGAGCGCGTCGGCGTCCTCTCCGTCGCGGAAGTAATCACGCACGTGAGCGTCCCAAAGCGGTTCGTCTCGGCGAATGTAGTAGTAGGTGATCCCGCGACCGTACATGTCGAGAGGAACCCGAACTCGGTCGAGTTGCCGCACGAGCTTCTTGTGTCCCTTGTTCGAGATCCACTGGGTCGCGAGAAGCCCGGCACGGACCCGATCTTCGAGTGGGATCATCGGAGGCGGTTCCTCTTCGGCCATCGGGTGGAAGTACCAATCGACCGGAGCCGTCCCGTCGGCCCATCGTTCCGCCGGGCCTTGGAAGGTCTTCTGACCGGCGACGACGTAGTCAACCATCCCGCGAGCTTCGGCGAACCAGGCGTTGGTCTTCTCCCAGTTTTGGTCGTGGAAGGAGACGACTTTCCGAGCCGTGACGCCCGCGTAGATGTCGAGCCAGTACTTTTCCCACTTCTCTCCGGTGTTCGCTTTCGTTGGGTGAGGACCGGGATGCCCGAAGAAGACCAAGTCGTATCCGTTGAGTCGCTGGATCGCCCGACCAGGGCCGTCGGCGTACGAAACGTGCTCGCCCTTCATCGTCGTACCCTGTTGGGCGTTGTGGTGCTCCTCGAAACGGCTGATCTTCATCCGCTTTTGGGGCGAGAGCATCAGGTGATCGACTTCGTGGCCGAGCGTCCGCGCTCCGCCGATGAAGTTCTTCAGCCAGGTCGTGATTCCGCCCGCCGAGTTGATGGGCCAGTTCGCTACCGCGATCCTCATGGGTATCTCCTTTTCATTCGCTTGCCGCCGTGGGTGACGCGGCACCATTTATCGTATTCACAGAGCGTGTGTTCGACCTCGCGCATCTCCCACGGTCGGTCTTGGTTGGGCCAGTTGGCCGGATCTCGCGACGCCGCGAGGATCTTCTGCATCTCCTCGTTCATGATCGCTCGCTGCTTCTTCGAGCCGTAGGAGAACGGCTTCCGGTCCGCCTCGTCTCGGTAGAGCCAGTCGAGACCGCGAGCCGCGCCCGGACCGGGAGAAGCCCAGGTCAGGATGTCCGGCGCGTCCCGGAGCAGCGAGGTATGGCGGAGGTCGGTGACGATCTCGTAGGCCATGAACGCTCCGACGTTCTTGACCTCCATCAGCCATTTGTGGACCTCTTCGAGCGTCGTCTTTCCGGGTTCGATCGACTTCGCGAGTTCTTCCCAACCGCTCTTCGAGTACCAATCGAAGATGAACATACACCCTTCGAGCTTCGGCATCCCGATCTCGGAATGGATCACGTACGCGCCGGTGACGACCGGGTTGACGTCCTTCAGCCGCTCGTGGAACCGGGCTCGGTTGACGTGGTAACCTTCGACGATCAGATCCTTGACGAGATCGAGCGACTCGATCCGGTTGATGAAGTTCGCGATCGTCATCGCGAGCGGAAGCCCGAGCGGATCGGTCTTATCGACCGGCTCGCGGATATTCTCGGTGATCCACCGCGTCGTGCGATCGTCTTCGCGGTAGACGTTACAGAACCGGAACTGTCCGAGCGCCGTGTCTATCGTCCACGGTCGGCTCGCTCCGCTCTCCTTCGCGAGTCGGACCCGCTCCCGCTCCTTTGCGTAGGCGAAGAACTCTTCGAGGTTCGATTGGTAGCTCATTCCGCGAGTCTCCTTCGCTCAGTCATTTCCTGCTGCTCGATCCCGGAATACTCGCACGACTTGACGACGAAGATCGAAAGGAAGGCGAGAATCCCAAGAATGATCGCCGTGTGTCCAATCTCACGAGCGACGCCTACCGCCGGGTGTTCGTAGTTATTCTCCGACACGGTTCCCCTCGATGATATTCCGGTACCAAGAAAGGAACGGGACGCGCCAGCCGTAGACCCGAAGGCGGTATGTCTCGCCCGGCTGGATCGAACCCTGAACGTCCGACGAATCGAACTTCCCGAGGATCAAGACATCGGTGTTCTCGAAGGTCTCGGTCTCGGTGAAGACGAGATACTTCGAGGTGATGCTCTCTCCCGAGCCGGTCGTGATCCGCTCCTTCTCGGTCACCTTGACCGTTACGGTGTCTTGCGTCCAAAGCGGGATCGAGCACGATCCGACGATGAGGCAAAGGAAAAGAATAGCGCCAATCGCAACGAGCGCTCCGCCGGGGTTTCTACGAGCCATGAACTGTCTCCTTCGTCGGCCAAAAGTATTCGAGTGATCCGGGGGTCTCGGTCCAACCACAGAGGTTGTACCAGTCGGGGTCTTTCGCGAGAAGTTGGGATCGGTGAGCCGCGTGGAATCTCTCGTTGCCGATCCAAGGCGGACGCCCGGTATCGCGAAGAAGGTCGCGGGCTTCGGTGAACATCTTCTCATAGACCTTCATCGCGCCCGAGCCGCGCTCGCGAAGTTCAGCGATACACGCGAGAGCGTAGAGGCTGAGCTCTCGTTCGTAGTCCTTCCACATCAGTGTCGCGGGGTGGTTTGGATAGCCGCCGGTGGAATAGAGAACCGGCTCGGCTGGACTGAAATCAGACTCGTGTTCTGCTTGAGCCGACGCCGGAATCAGAACGTACGCGCCGCCGAAGAGCGAGGCGAAGATCTGAGCCGCTTCCTTGACCTGATTCGCGAGCCGCTTCGGGTCGAGCGCCTTTGCGCTCCGGTCGTATTCGGCGTAGGGGAGAAACGTCTGCATCATTTCGCTCCTACTGCGCGAACGCGACGGGTGTGGTGGTAGAGTTGCTTGCCGCCGATTTCGAGCGACCACGCTTCGAGCATCTGAGGATCGTTGATCGGAAGACCGCTCGAATACGCGACACCGCGATCTGTATCCCAAGCGTCGATCCGGTACCAACGTCCGTTGATCAACGCGAAGAGTTGGAGGTTGTAGTAGAACGTCCAGTTGAGCTTCGGATCGTCCATTGCGTGAGAGACTTTGACCCGGAGCGCTCGCTGGGTCGTGAGGTCGTGGTCGTCGTAGTGAATCACTTTCAAGGGGCTGGCTTCCATCGGTATCTCCTTTCAACGGAAGTATAGGTAACGAAAAGACCGTCGGCGAGCTTTCGCTCGCCGAAGGGTATCAAGCGACGATCTGAACTCGGTCGATCGGGTAGTCCTTATGGAATCCGGTCTCGCCCTCAACCTCGGGAGCGAAGAAGACTTCGACGCCCTTCCCGTTCTCGTCTTCCCAAAAACCGTCAACCGTTCCGATTTCTGTCTTTCCGAAGAGGCTGACTTTGACTTTCGTTCCGAGTTTCATATCAAGCTCCTTTCCCATAGTATAAGGTATCCGTCAACGAAAGTAAACTACTTTGGGAAAGATTTTCAAGAAAAAGCCCCGACCCGCCTTTCGGCGAAGTCGGGGCCGACCACACCAAGCCGTCCTATTCACACTCCCTCTTCCCAGTGACCAGATCGACCGTGCACGCCGAGACGGGCTCTCCGGCTTCCTCCTCGGCTGCCTCGGTCTCGTTGAGAATCCCGAAACGCTTCCCGCCGAGTCGGAACGTCGTCACGCCCTTCGCTCCGATCTTCCACGCGTCGAGGTAGACTCCCTTGAAGTCCTCCCACTCGATATCGGTCGGGACGTTACAGGTTTTCGAGACCGCCGAGTCCACCCACCACTGAGCCGTCCCGAGGACCGCGAGATGCTCTTCGACGGTGACCTCGGAAGTCGTCTTCGGCTCGACGCCGAGGACCCGCTTCCCGTAGTCGGTGACGGTGAAGGTCTCCTTCCCGTCGGCGGTGATAACGTCTCGGGTGTACTCGGTCGAGAAGACCGGCTCGATGCCCGAGGAGACGTTGTCGGCGCACAGCGAGATCGTTCCGGTCGGCGCGATCGACGTCAGGTGGGAGTTGCGAATCCCGTACTCGGCGATCAACTCGCGGGTCTCGTCTTCGAGACGTTCAACGAACTTAGACCCGAGAAACTTCTCCCGATCGAATAGCGGGAAAGGTCCCTTTTCCTTCGCCAGTTCGGCGCTCGCTCGATAGGCGACATTGGCGAGGGTCCGAAGGATTCGACCGAGTTCCCAAGTAAACTCGGAGGAGCCGTACGCGAAGCCCATCGCCTCGATCGCGTTCGCGACGCCGGTGACGCCGAGCCCCATCCGCCGCTTGTCGTGTGCTTCCTTCTCCTGCTCGGCGAGCGGATACCGCGCCCGATCGACGACGTTGTCCATCGCCCGAACCACGAGCGGGATATCGGCGGTGAAGGTCGCGTAGTCAAAGGCCCAACGATCGAGATCGCGATCCCACACGAGGTACTTGACGAGGTTGAACGACCCGAGGAGGCAAGCGCCGTACGGAGGGAGCGGTTGCTCTCCGCACGGGTTCGTCGCGACGATCGTCTCGGCGTACGCGAGGTTGTTCATCTCGTTGATACGGTCGATGAAGAGGATTCCCGGCTCGGCCCAATCGTACGTCGCTCGCATGATCGCTTCCCAAAGCGGGCGAGCCTTGATCGTTCGGTGAACCTCGTGACCGAAGCGGAGGTCGAAGTCGCCGTCGGCCTCGACCGCGTGCATGAACTCATCGGTGACCGCGATCGAGATGTTGAAGCCGGTCAAGTCGGTCTGGTTCTGCTTGGCGTGGACGAACTTCTCGATGTCCGGGTGATCGACCCGAAGGACGCCCATCTGAGCGCCGCGTCGATGACCCGAGGAAGCGACGCACTTACAGATCGAGTCGAAGATCCGCATAAACGCAATCGGCCCGTCCGTCGTACTCCCGAGCTTCTTGATCAACGACCCGCTCGGTCGGAGCGTCGAGAAGTCGTAGCCGATCCCGCCGCCGCGTCGCATCGTCGCCGCCGCTTCCTTCGCTCGGTCCATGATAGAGTCGTGACCGTCAACGAAGGAGTCCGCGATCGTCCCGGAGACGAAGCAGTTGTAGGGAGTCGTGTCGTCGGTCGATCCCATCGCCTTCTGAACCCGGCCCGCTGGAAGGAACCTCATATCGAGGAGCGCGTCTCGAAATCCTTGGTAGTGGCTCGGGTTATCCGAGAGCGCCGAGGCGACGCGGTTCATCGCCTCTCGAAACGATTCACCCTCGCCTCGATACTTCTCGGCGTGAGTCATCTGAGAGAGCGGTTCCGTCGGTCCAAAAGTTCGTTCCATGAGATCCCTTACACAACGATGGTGAGTTCCTTCGCCGCCCTCGTGACGGCGGTGTAGAGCCAATTCGATCTTTCGTTTCTGAAGACATGAGACTCATCGAAGACAAGGACCTTGTCCCACTGAGAGCCCTGAGCTTTATGGACGGTCATCGCGTAGGCGTAGTCGAAAGAGTCGTGGTCCTTCGCCTCCCACCAAGGAATCTCTTCGTCATCGAACGGCTGCTTGTGAGCCGTCACGGTCAACTCGCGGTCGCCGCCTTCCTCCTTGATAGACAAGCCCCACGAGTCGTCGAGATCGTTCGCCTCGATCACGATCCAAGTCGATCCGTTCAGGAGACCGTTCTCGTGGTTGTTGCGAAGACAGACGACTCGATCGCCCGGAACCGGACCGCCCGAATAGCCGAGTAGTTCTCGCATGCGGACGTTGTTCGCCCGCCGGGTCCGGTTCCGACCGACCAAGATTTGATCCGCGTCCATCGCCATCGTCGCGTTGAGGTCCTCCCGCCGGATCACCCGAGCGCTTCCGTCGCCGTAGGACCCGACCGTCGGAGCGAGGCCCTCTCGGGCGATTCGCGCCAACTCCAAGATCGGGGAGCCTTCCGCCTGTCGGACGATCTCGGTGAGGAGGTAATCCGGGCGGGCGGAAGTGTACGCCGCCTTCGCCTTGACCGGCTGAAGCTGGGCCGGGTCTCCCAGAGCGAGGATCGGCGTCCCGAACGATTCGAGGTCCGCCGCGATCTCCTCAGACACCATCGAGGTCTCATCGAGGATGAGGAGGTCCGCGAGGTCGAGGCTCGACTCGCTTCGGAGGTCGAAGAGCGGGCTCTTGAGCCGCTTCGTCTCCTCGGCGATCTCTCGCGTCAGTCTCGTGAGTTCCGTCGTGAAGTCGGGGCTCGACTCGTCGAGAGCGATCTTCTCCGCCTCTAGCTCACGGAGCCGTTTCTTCGAGCGATCCTTCGGGGCGTAGATGAGCTTGTGGATCGTCGTCGCGCCGGGACATCCCTTCGAGGTCAGGACGCCCGCCGCCTTCCCGGTGTACGCCGCGAAGACCGGCGTCCGGGCGAGGTCTTCAGCGACGCGCTTCGCGAGGGTGGTCTTGCCCGTACCGGCGAAGCCGAAGAGCCGGAAGACGCCGTGCGGGTCCTCCATCCACTTCGAGACCGCCGCGAACGCACGCTCTTGGTCGTTGGTCCACTCCATCAGACAGCGACCGCTTCGAGACCGAGCTTCGAGTTGAGGACGTCAACCCGGACCGCCGGGAGGTTCGTCGGAGTATGAGAAGACCCGAGAAGCTCGCTGACGATCGACTCGATCTCGGGCCACTCTTCGATCAGCTTCTTGGTCGTGTTGAACGACCAGAGCGCGCCCCGGACCTCGGCTTCGAGTTGGTCTTTCTTCGAGACCAGCGTTGACTTCCGATCCGAGATCGACCGGAACCGCTTCGCGAGCGAGTCGCGAGCGCCGACCTTGAGGGTGATCGTTACGCCGTCCCAATACGAGCATTTCTCCGCCGGGAACCGCTTCGTGACGCCCTTCGGGAAAGAAAGCTCAGTGACTTCGCCTCCGAGTTCGGCTTTCACCTTGCCCTTTTCTTCGAGCCAACCCGAAGGAAGGTCCTCGAATCGACGTACGTCGTCGCCGAAACTTTTGGCGTAGACCTCAAGAGCGAGTTGAGCCTTCTCGTCTTCGAGCGCCTTGAACTCTTCGTCAAAGCGATCGGCGAGGAGCTTCTTCGCGATTCGGTTGCGGAGGTTATTCGTGAGTCGAGTCGATGCCATCTGAGTCTCCTTTCAAGAGAGTGGTCGGAAAACAACCCGCTCGACTTTCATCGAGCGGGATGCGGGCACGAGACGAGAGCCCTATGTGCCGTTAGTACCCGGCGTCCACTTCGTCCTCGTCGCCGCCTTCCGGCGTCAGAGTCTCGGTCGCAGCGCGACCGGCTCCCGACTTGACGAGGTCAACGAGGTCCCGAGCGACGGTGTACTCCGCCGACGCCGGATCCACGAGCGATTCGCGGACCGAACCCTCGGCGGGCTCGATCGTGAAGTTGGAGAAGTCGCCCTTGGGGTTGCTCTCGTCCTTCGAGCCCAGCTTCAGGCGGTGGGCGAACAGGGGCGGGTTGATCCGCCGATCGCCCTGAGGGATCTGGAACATGTTGAGCTGGGTGACGATATTCCTCCAAACCTTGAGCTTGGTCGAGGTGAAGGAGATCACGATCGGAACCGGACCGCCGTCGCTGAGGTGGATCCCGTAGAGGTAGACCGTCTCCACGAGATCGTTTCCGGCGTCGGTCTTGAGGTCTCGGCTCCCGCCCGCGTTCGCCTTCGCCTTCTCGACGACCGGATCGTCCATCGGGTAGGAGCCGACGTAGCCGCCGCCCTTATCGCGAGGGATCCACTCGACCATCTCCTTGGTCCGGTAGGCGGGAATGAACTCGATCGTGTCGAAGACCTCCCCGGTCACGGTGTTGAAGAGCATTCCCTCGGACGCGCCCTCGATCTTGTTGGCGCCCTTGACCTGCGGAGATCCGCTCTGGAGGAGCGAGATGAACGGGATCGAGAACTCGTCTTGACCGACGTTCTCGTAACCCGCTCCCGCGTCCGCGCCGTAGTCGAACCCCGCGAGTTCCCCAGCCGGTTCCTTCTTCTCGATTTCTTTCGTCGCTGATGCCTTAGCCATTCGAGGCTCCTTTGAAATCGCAGCGGACACTTTCTTCGCGCTCCGGTGCCGGCGCTAGACCCAACGTGGGTCGAAAGGACCCGACGGACCGAAGTCCGCCGAGCCCGAAAGGAGATTCCGTTACGCCTTCTTCAAGGCTTCAATGATCTCTTCCCGAGGAACTTCCTCTCCCGCTTCGAGTCTATCCGCGAGCGCGACCTCGGGCGCGGGGACGACCTTCGGAAGAGCGTCAAAGTCGATCGACGGATACTCGACTTTTCCAACGACCTTGATCGCCTCGCCGCCTCGATACGCGGTCCGCGAGAAGTCTTCGTCATCTTCGCCGTCGCGATCGACAACGATCGTGATCCAAGTGTAGTGCTTCGTGACCTGTTTGAGATTCTTCTCTTCGTCGTACCACTTCGCCCGACGGAGGGTGAACGTCGTCGCTCGGTCGGGGTCGCGGGGATCGCGGACCGAGGACCTATCGAAATGGTAGCCGATCGAACTCTCGATGACCCGGAGGAGCGCTTCGCCTTCCTTCTCCCGGAGCCCGAGGATACGTCCCTTGAAGTTCGATTCGTAGCCCATTACTTCGCCCCCTCGACCTTCACGACGTTCTGTCGGTAGACGCCGAACAACTCCAGCGGAATCGACTCGCCTTCCTCCAGTTGTTCGCGAACGAACTTCGCGAGCGATTGGGGGTGGACGGCCTTCTCCTGCTTCGCGTCGAGCGGGCGCTTCCGTCGCTTGAGGTCTCCGGCGAATCGGTTCGCCCAAGCCTCGTCATCCTTCCCGAACGCGATGACGAACTTCCGCTTGACGAGACCGCCGAAGCCGTTCTCTTCGAGCCACGAGAACGCCTGAGCGGAAAACTTTTTCGGGATCGAGGCGCGGATCTTTTCTTCGAGCTTGAAGAGGAATCCGGTCTTGGTCTTGAACTCGGAGAGCCCGAGCGCTTCCATCGCTTCGGGGATCTGATGCTCGGCGAGGTTCCTCTCCTGAGCTTGAGCCTCCTTCAGTTCCTCCTCTTTCTTCGCGACTAGAGCGCGGGCTTCGAGGAAGTTCTTGGCGAGACCCTGAAGGTCTTCGAGAGTGACGTCACTCGTCTGCTCCGCCGCGTCGGTTCCGTAGTCGTAGGTTTCGGACATATATCGAATCTCCTTTCAACCGAAGTATACGCCGAGCTTCAGAGGATTTCCGCGAGAAGCTCGACGTAACGGTCAAGTTGACCGGACCACTGAAGCAACTTCGGGTTCTTCGGCGAGATGTTTTCCGACGCGATTGCGTACGCCCACATGTTGATCGCGATCGAGCCCGAGGGGAGGAGATAGTCGTCTTCGGCGAAGCCCGCGAGCTTCTCGCGAAGTTCGGCGATGACCCGAGCGGGGACGTACGGCTTCGCTCGGTAGGAAAGCAAGTTCACGACTTCGCCGAACTCCTCGGCGGGGGTCGTGTCGAACCGCTTCCGCTCGACGCGCTCGCTCCGGTCGAAGTCAATCGGCTCCTGTACGATGTAGACTTTCGGCATCAGATCCACTCCTTGATCGAGTCTCCGGTGATCGTGGCCGCCACGTTCAACTTATCGCGTAACGCCGCTACAAGTTTAGCGTCGATAGTCCCAGGAGCGATCAAGTCGATGTAAGTGACCGAGGAGTCCTGTCCGATCCGGTGGGCGCGGTCCTCGCTTTGGAGTCGCTGCGAGAGGTTGAATGAGTTGGAATAGTAGATGACCGTTTTGGCCGCGTGAAGCGTCAGTCCTTCGCCCGCCGCCGCCGGATTCGCGACGAAGATCCGAGCGCCCTCGGGATTATTCTGGAAGGAGTCGATCGCTTCGGCGCGTTCTTCGTCCGACGATGACCCGTCGTATCGGACCGCGAGATCGCCGAAGCGTTCCATGATCTTGTCGATATCGCGAGAGAACCGACACCAAATAATGATCTTGCCGGGAGTATCGTCCACGATCTCGGAGAGGAGGTCCAATCGCGGGTTCGCGCCGGGAATGTCGATGAGGGGTCCGTCGTCGCCGTCCGGGAGGTAACCCGAGGTGATCTGCTGGAATCGGAGGAGGCGAACGATCGCGAGCGCCGCCGTAAGAACTTCACCCGATTCGAGATCGACCATCATCTCCTCTCGAAGAGATGTATACAACCTTCGCTGTTCGGGCGTGAGTTCAAAATATCTTTTCTGGTAGACCTTCGGCGGGAGATCGAGAACGTCTTCCTTCAAGACACGCGACGCGATCTTCTCCAACTGCTTGTTCAGGATTTCGAGATTCTGGAACGCGACGCACGACTCGAAGGATCGACCCTCGCTAAGCTCGATCCGCTGCCAGATTCCGAACATCGCCTTGAACGCCGCGAAGTTCCCGCACCCGATCTCCTTCCAGAAGTCGGTTTTGAGAAACTTGATCGGAGCGTAGATGTCGAACGGACCGTTGGGAACCGGAGTGCCCGAGAGTATCCTCTTGTGCTTGGCGTACGCGCCCGCCGCGAGTATGGTCTTCGTCCTCTTCGCCGCCGGGTTCTTGATCCTCTGGGCTTCGTCGAGAACGAAGAAGACCGACCGCTGAGTCAAGAACCGCTTCGTGTACAACTTGCCGAGCTTCGTGAGGAAAGCCTCGTAGGTGATCGCGAGAACCGCGAGACCGTCGTGCTTGATAAGCTCCTCGCGGTCGCGGGTTTGTCCCTTGTTCGCGGCCTTCCCCGCGAACCAAAGATGCGATCGCATCGTCTTGGCGATTTCGTCCGGGAGATGCTTCGGGAGTTCGTCGGTGATCCAGTTCCGGTGAACGCCGTTCGGCGCGACGATCAGCAGAGCATCGACCTCGCCTCGGGCGATCTTCTCGCCGAGGGTGTCGATCGTCAGCTTCGTCTTCCCGGTTCCCTGCTCCCAAAGAATCGCTCTGACGTCGAGATCGGCGGAGATATGAAGCTCCGCCGCTTGGTGCGACATCGGTTTCGTCTTCGGGGTGTAAGTCATATCTTCAAAGGTCCTACCCGTCGCGAAACGAGTAGGACCCTACGGGGTCGATCCAATGTCGTAAGCCCTCACGCCGGAGATCGAAGGCCAAAGGGCTCGTTCTCTTTCCGGCGCGTCCGTTGCCGAAGCAGCGGAGAGATAACTAGGTCATCCACTAGTAACCAACTTGAGCCCCGGAACCTCTCCGGGCGCTCATCCTGTATCCCGGCCCGCTACACCGTGTAGCGATCGCCGTAGCCGACTCTAGCCGCGAGGCTAGTAAACGTCTACATACTTCATCGTAGTGGCCAGCAAATGGTCGTAGTCGCCGTCAGTCGCGTCGGCTTTGTAGATGTCTCGCTCCTGCTGCGAGACTCCGGCGCTCTTGAGTCCGCGATCGACCGATCCGAGAATCGCGAAGGCGTTCCCGCTCTTCCCAACGATTCCGATTCGGACATCGGGGTATTTGAGATCAAGGTCGAGCGTTCGGGCCTCGCCCTCGACTTCGAGCTTCCAAGTTTCGCCTTCGAGGTAGATCGCTACCTCCTTCGTCTCGTGCTCCCAAAGATTTTCGCTGCGCTGTTCGAGATCGCGACGGCGCGCGATCGCTTCGATCTGTTCCATATCGAATCTCCTTTCAATCGGAGCGTCCCGGATTTCTCCGGGACCTCCGTCGGTCAACGCCGTTCGGTCAGCTCACGCTCTCGAAAGAGTGGGTTGAACTTATCTCTCATAACCCTCATCCGTCGAGCGATCTCGTCGCCGCTCTCGAAGGGCATGTGCTGAAATTCAAACTCCTTCTGATACTTTACGAGAGACGGAGGACCGGAAGTTCTCGCCCTCCCGACCTTCTTGGGACCGAAGTTCGGAAGCTCCTGACCCTCGGTCCACTCGACTGTGACGCCCGCTTCGGAGATCGGCGAGACCTCGAAGGAAATCTCCAGAGCGCGTCCTTCGCACATCTGGTGAGCGAGCACGACGCCCGCGCCAGCGAAGTCCTCGCACGATCCTTCCCAAAGCTGGAGCGGGTCGCCGAAGGATCGCTCCATCATCTTCGGAACCTCGAAGTTGTCGCACACGAAACCCGACTCATCGAGTCGCTGGACGACGATCTGAAGCTCGAAGCGGAAATCCTTCTGACCCTCGCGGCCGCACTGGCGAGCGAGCGTGAGTCCGGGAACTTGGAAGGTCCCCTCGCGACGAATGGTGATGGTGGGAAGGTTCGGGTTCATATCGTATCTCCTTTGTCTATCGGGCTCGGTCGGCCCAACGGTTGATCCAAGCGAAGGTCGCGGCCCAGCGGGTCCAGTCTTCGCGCTCCTCGGCCAAACTAAAGCCGCTCCATGTGTCGAAGGCGAGTTGCTCGGCTTCGATGACGTTATCGTTGCATTCCGAGACGATCCGGCGAGCGAGGGTGAGTGCGGTCATTTCGTATCTCCTTACCCGTAGTATCGTCTATCGGTCAATGAAAGTCTAGTCCTTCGAGTAACTTTCTTGGTAGAAAGTCGAAAAAGTTCTAGCGAGAGATCCGTCCGTCATTGTGGCGGGTGAAACGGAGATTGACCTTCGCCCAATACGCCTTCGTAGCTTCTTTCTCGTGTCCGGTCGGCCCGCCGTTCCACCGGCGTGCGATCCCCTCGGGCGAGTAGTCGTCGGTGTGGTCGGCGTAGTGCTCGGAGTAGATCACGAACATCTCGAAGGCGAGGAGCGGATTGAGAGCGTCGGAGTGCTTGAATCGCTCCTCGCCTTCGATCCGGTTGACGTCTTCGACCAGGATCGGGCGGATCTGGGCGATGCCGATCGCTTCGCCTCCGTCGCCGACCGCCGTCGGGTCTCCGCCCGACTCGACCAGAACGATTGCGATGAAGAGACGGACGGCTTCGAGAGCGGAAAAAGACATAATGATCTCCTTTCAAAAGATCGGGGTGAAAACCCGACGCCGCCCCTCCAGACGACGCCGAGGAGATACGCTCGGTCAAAGGACGCCCCGGAGTTTTCGCTCCAAGGGTCCGTTCCGGTCTTACCGAACCGACCAGTCAATCCGGTTGAGAACGTCGTTCACGAGATCCTTGGAAATCCCAAGTTCCTTCGCGATCTCTTCGATGGTCTGACCGGCGTCGTCGAGTTCGAGCGCCTTCTCCCGCATCGCGGTCGTAACGCGGGGAGCCTTGGTCGGATCAGTCGTCGGTCCGTTGATCTCGCGGTAGCGACGCCCGTAGGTGACGTCGTAGATGACGTAGATCGAGACGCCGAACTCTTCGGCGAGGTCCTTGACCTTCTCGCCGTCGGCGCGACGGACGCGGATCTCTTCAGCCTGAGCAACGGTCAGCTTCCGGCGTCCGCCGCCGGTGCCGGCCTTCTTGGTCTTCTTCACGGGAGCGGGCTTCTGCTGATCAAGAACCGAGAGAACTCGCTTGATCCCGGCGGGGCGAGACGAGAACCGCTTGACGTTCTCGCCGGTGATCTTGTTGAACGCCGCGACGAGTTCGGGGCCGGACATGTTCTGGACATCGTTCTTGGTGAAGGTCGTCATTTCGTATCTCCTTTCGATCTTTCGCTTCGCGGGACACGCCGTCCCACGACACTCGTAGTATCGGGTATCCGTCAAAGAAAGTCTACCACTTTACTCACGTTTTCGCAAAGATTTTTTCTGTGAGTAGCCCGAGACAGTCGTAAGTGCTTATCCGACAGGGGTTTCTCGTATACTTACTTCTTCTTCTATTTTTAGAAGAAGAAAGAGAAAACGGAAGGAAGCACCCCGACAGTTCGCCCCTCGTTCGGGTCTTTCGCCGAATGTGCAGCGACTCAAAGTGTGGGAGAAAACGTAAGAACGTAAGAAGACCTGGGCTAAACCGTTACGGGTCAACCAGTTACCGCTTCTCGCGTTTTACTTACATTTTCACCCGTCTCGTGATTTCCCGAGTTCGGTCTTCGCCGCCCACTCAAGAAAGCCGGGCGAGCCCGCGTAGACGCGATCAGCGAGACCGTCGCCGAAGATCACCCGGATCTCGCGCTCGCCCTCTCGCCACCGTACGTGAGTTCTCCCGCGTGACCAGATGTATGACGGCTTCCCGGTCGGATCGAGCCCCTCGCGGCTCGGAGGACCCATCGAGGTCAGGAGAGTCGGAGCTTCAGAATGCACATTGAGCACCTTTCGTCCGTCAGTGTGACTGTCGCGCTCCCGGACGCTCTTCGGATCGAGAAGTAGCAATTCGAGCCCGAGCCGATCGTCCCGAGGTACATCGTCGAGAAGTTGGCGAAGTCGATTCCGTTTCCGGCGTCGAGGAATACCGACCGGATCGACCCGTTCTCGGGCGTGTCGGTTCCGATCCCGAGCCCAACTTCAATGACCGTGTCCGTTCCGGCGGTGACCGCGACCTCACCCGAGAAGAGGAACAAGAAGATGCCCGCTTCATCGGTTTCGATGTCCACGTAGCCGGTGTTGCCCGAGAGGTTGGAGGTGTCGAAGACTTCGTCAACGTTCGCCGTGACCGAGACCGGGAAGACCGATCGCCAGTCCGAGAAGTTGATCGTCATCGCCGAGTTGTTCCGACCGTAGAAGCTCGGAATGCCGGCGGTGTGGCTCCAGTTCGTCTGACCGCGCTCGATCCAGCACTGGTTATCCTTATTGATCGTCGCGTAGCCGGGAGCGACATCGTTGAAGAGCCAGCTGCTGGAGAGTCGGACCGCGATCTTGTCGTCTTGGTCGGCGAACTCGTTGGCCGCGTTATCGCCGACCGCGAAGACCTCGCCCTCCGCCGGAGAGACCGGCTCATCATAGACGAGTTCCTCGACGCCCGAGAAGAGCGCATCGACGACGGTCATTGATGTGTTATAGACGACGCCGCCCGCCGCGCCGGGGGTAACGTCGCCGAACATGAAATTGGGGGTAGCCATTAGAACTCCTCAACGAGATAGGACGCCCGGAGCCCTTCAACCGGCAGCGTCGTCTGCTTCCGAATCGTAACCGCGTACTTGTCCGGGAAGAAGTCGGTGATCCCGCCGAGTTCGTCGCGCATCGTTTGGGTGAAGTAGAAATACGGCTCGTTGACGATGTACTGACCAAAGATCGCCGCCGTCACGAACGGATACCGCCGAACCTCGACCACCCACTGGTTCTCTTCGTCCGCCGTCGCGTTCGCCGAAATCGAGAGCGGATCGCCGCCCGCGATCTTCCCGACGTCATCCCAAGTAAACAGGTGATCTCGGTTCGCGCCCGACCCGGACGGATCGCGGAGAAGCTCGGAGAGCTTCTGGTAGCGGAGGTTGATCGGCGCTCGCGGGCGTCCTGAGTTCCCGAGGACGGGCGAGCCGACGAACGGGACGTCATCGAGGATCGCCCCGATCGGCGCAGCCTTCACGTACGTCGAGGCTCCGAGGTACTCCGCCGCGTTGAAGAAGCCGATCTTGTTCGCTTCGAGGAACACGATCGGGGCTTCGCCAACATGAAGCCCCTGACTCGCTTGAGATCCGAAGAGCCCGCGAAGGAGACGGCTCAAGCGGTACTGCTGGTTGCCGTCTTCGTCGGTCCCGAGCGGGGTCGCCGTCGCGAACGCAAAGACCTCCCAGTTGAAGCCGACGATCGAACGCTCTTGGTGACGGATCGCCGCGACGTTCGGACCGCCTGCGATCAACTCCGCGTCGGTGACCGAGGAAAGCGTCTCGCCGTTGTAGACCGTCACATCGACCGTCGAGGCGTCGTCCCAGACGAACCGCTCCGGGCCTCGCTCCAGCGGGTCGGTGACCACGCCCATCTTCGTGAGGTTCGGCATCGCGGTCCGCAGCGAAGGTTCCGCGACTCGATCCGCGCCCGCGTATACGAGAGCGCCCCGGAAGCCCGTCGCCGCCGCGTCTCGCTGCCGGATAGCCACGTGGAGATTCGTCCCGTCCGCCGTCCGCTCGGAGAGCCCCGGAATGTCGAGGACCTCGACATCGAGATCGGGAACCGATCCGCCGGAGTTGGGATTGTAGACATCGGCGCTCGATCCGACCTGGTCGTAGGTTTCGGCGTAGGAGCGGTGACCGCTGACTTGGATCTCGTAGTTCGCGCCGTAGGTCAACTCGGTGACCAGCATACGGAAGATCGTCCCGTCGGGCTGGTAGAGGTTCAAGACATCGCCCGCCGCCACGAAGAAGTAACTCGGCGGGAGCGTGAAGGTCGAGACCTTCTCTCGCTCGATCAACGCCTCGAAGACAACCCGCTTCGCGATCAAGTCCGCTTCGCGAGCGGTCAGGGTGATCGGAACGTCCATGACGATCTTCCCGAGATCGTCGGCGATGCCGCGTTGGTACTCGAAGTAGCTCTCCAGACCCGGCTGGGCGTCTTGGTCAAAGGAAACGAAGCGGACCTCGCTCGCCGCCGGAACGTCCCACTCAGGGATAGACTCGATCGTGAAGCCCGGCTCTTCGAGCGTTCCCGCGTCGCCGTCGAGAACATCGAACTCGTCTTCGGTTCCTCTCTGGAAGAACGTCAACACGCCGCCTACGTCTTGAGCGGTCATTCCGTACGTCGCGGTGAGGAGGTCGTAGACCGCCTTGGTCGGCTTCGGACCCGACCAGTTGAGCCCGCGAAGGCAGAACGGAACCCGCGAGACGGAGATGTCGGTGTTCGGATCGAGCCCGGCGCGCTCGGCGATCATTCGGAGCGCTTCGCCCATCGAGATGTTCGAGCCTTGACGCGTGATGATCTGAAGGTTGGGAACGCGGTTTCCGAAGTCCGCGATCGCGAGCCTCTGGATCACGCAATAGACCATCCGCTTGAAGTTCGGGACGTTGCCCGCGCCGAGTTTGCCTTCAAGGAAAGGATCGGGGGCGCTCTGGTCGCCGTAGTACCAAGTGATGTCGTCGTATCGAGCGGTCTCGCCGTTGTCCCAAAGGAGCTTCGCGTCACCGAAGACCTTCTCGATCGCCTTGATCTTCGTGTAGAGGTCGTCGTCGGTATCGCCGGTGACCTCGCCGATCGCCATCGCGAAGTTGACGAAGTAGGTGTAGGTGGTCGCGGTCGCGCCCGGCGGACCCGACGGACCCGTATCGACATCGTCTTCGTTCACGACCTCTTCGAGTTCGTCGAGCCAGATCACCTGACCCGGAGTTCGGGTTTTCGCCCCAATGAGCCACTCGATCGGCTTGCCTTCGTTCGCTGATGAGAAGGAGAGCCCGTCGAGGCGAGGTCCAGTGAAGTTGTTGTCCTGAGGAAAGAGCGCCGGGAAGATCAAGAAGTTGTCGATCGCCGAACCGACCAGAGCGCCGACGAAACCGCCGACGCCGGGGGCGATCGCGTTACCAACGATACCAAGAACCAGACTCGCCATCAGGTGTACTCAACTCCTCGAAGCCGGAAGACGTTGGTGATTCTACGCTCCCACTTCTTCGCGAGCGGGGATTCGGTCACGTGATGCACGTTCTGGTAGGCGTGGATGATCCCCGGTCCGTCCGGGCGCTCGACGAGAAGCGCGCAATGTTGGGGTTCCTTCGAGCGCCGGTTGAACCACATCGTGACCCAGTCGCCGATCTTCCGATCTTCCCACGCGATCTCGTCCATCTGACACCGCATACCGCGCATGAGCTTCCACCCGTAGGCGACACGATCATACTTCTCGGGCCAGTCGTCCAACTCGACGCCGTTCTCCCAAGCGCACATCAGCATAAGGCCCGAGCAATCGACTCCGGCGCGGCTGCGTCCGTTGTGGACATAGGGAACCTTGAGGCGAGCGTACTCGCGGGCGGTCGCGATGAGGTCGTGGTTCGTCGTCATGATTTCGAGTCCGGGGTCGAGAAGAGCTTGTCGTCGGTCGGGAGGAACGGGAAGCCGCCGAAGTTCGCGAGGTTGGAGAACTTGTTCTTACAGTGTCCCTCGGTGTCCGCCGTTCCGTCGATCGCGACGCCGCTCCGGTGATTGCACCCGGCTTGGGCTACGAGAACGTCCGAGACCGCCCAGCCGACAACCGGAATCTGAAACTTGAAGGTGTTCGTGTCCGAGTCGTAGCTCTTGATGGGGAACGATTTCCCCGCGAGGTCCCCGGTTCCAACGACCATAGAGCCGTCGTCGTAGTAGCCGGTGACGTCGTTGCTCGGAGGAGCGGTCGTTGTGATCGTGAAGTCGTCAACGATCGTAAGAATCCCCATGAGTCCGCTCTGGAACGAAACGAGGTTGACCCCGCAATCGTTATCGCCGAGCGTCCAACGGCACCTACGCGAGTAGCGGCCCCCAACATTCTTCCGAAGCTGATCGACGACCGATTGCGAGTCGGCCTCGAAGGTTTTCTTCTTTTCGTTCCAACTGATCTGCCCCATTCTGTATCGGTTGGTCCGATACTTACCCGCCCAGGGGAAGCGAGCGTCAACGAGAAACTCCTCCACGAGAGCGTTGTTGTAGACTCCGGCGCGGAGATCGGCCTCGGTGATCTCTGACGAAGAGATGACGCCCCGAAGCTCGACCGAGCCCGCGTCTTGATTCAGCCCCGTCGCGATCGCGGAGGCTCCGAGACCGTCGTTGGGGATCCAGGTCGCGTTGTCGAAGACTAACGGCACGTCGTGGTCGGTGAAATACTTCGGGGACGAAAGCTCGCCCTCAGAAATCTTCCAGCACCTCGCGAAGTGGAACGTCCCCCGTACCGAGAGCGGTCGCATTGAGTTGGGGACATTATCCGGCACGCCGGTTGCTCCAAGTCGGCGGATCTTCGCGGAGTTCCTCCACGGTGAGATCCTTCACTTCCTTCCCGCCGACCGTCAGCGGGCACTCGCCCTTCGACGAAGACCATTTCGCTTCGAGGAACTTCCCGTGGCACCCGCACGCCTGACACACCGGGGTCTGATCCTTGAGTCTCGCGAACTGACCGTGAGGACATCCTTCGCAGGTCGCCTTGTTCTTCCGAATCGTATCCGGGTCCGCCTGACGGACGCCCATCTTCTTCTCGATATGGGCCGCCGTCGCCGCGACCGCGCCGCCCGCGAGATAGCTCTTCGGAAAGACCTTCACCAAAAGCGATCGGAGTTCCTTCTGCGAAAGTTTCGCGACGGAGATTCCGTTGGCCTTCGCGTAGTTCAAAACGAGTCGGGTTTCTCTGGAGTTCATATTGAGTCCTTAGATACAGAACAGCGGATTCGCGGCCCACCCCACGAGCGTATTACACATATTCGGCATGTGGTGAGGACACGCGGGGCTGATCCCCGAAACCCGGTCCGGGTCGAGAAGATCGAAATCGAATCCCCAACTCACCGTACAGCCCGGACGAACGCCGAGGCAAACGTCGCACGGATCGCCCGCGAATCCGCAAAGTTCTCCTTCGCACCGGCAACGGAACGGATTCGGCGAGAGCCGCCCAGTTGGGTTATCGTAAACATCACCTGCGATCTCGCCGCAAATTGCCGTGTCGGTCCGCGTGCATCCGTCGCCGACGGTCGTCCCGTCTCGGATCGGCTGCCAACCGAGAGACGGGTGCTCGGCCTTACTCGCGGAGAACCAAGTCGATTGATACTGGAACCACGACTCGCAGTTACAGCAGACGGGTTCGTCGTCGTCACAACATTGGGCGCAGCAATCGGGATTATTCTGGACGGGACAAAATTCATCGACCCGGCTCGTGACGATGTAGTTGGAAAGCGAGCCCTCCATCTGAGATCCGCTTACGCTCGCGCTCGCCCAGATCAGATACTCCGGGTGAATGTCGGTCACGACGACATCGTTGGCGACGCCTCCGGTCCCGGATTCCGCTGCGACGACCGGATGGTTGACCGTCTCCATTCCCTCATAGTAAGTATCACCTGAGAAGGAAAGTGTCCCGACGGTCGCGGTGAAATAGGTCCCGTCCATCTCGATCGAAGCCGCCATCGAACTCGACGCGGTCAAGACTTCGCTGGCGAGTGTCTCGGCGACCACGCCGTCATCGTAGCGCTTGACGGTCGCGGTCGTGTTCCCGCCGCTCTCGGCGGTGAGGTGGAGAAGGACGCCGGTGAAATCGTTGGTCGTCTCTTCGTAGCCCATCCCGATCCCGATGTCACCCGAGGTCGGGTCGAGGTTCGCCGTCACGCGGAAGCCCGTCCAATCGCGAGAGCCGCCGGTCGTGAAGTCGTATTCCTCCATGGCCCGAACCGCGCTCGACCCGCCGGTACCGGTGACCGTGAAGGTCTGGCTCGACTGACCGATTGTTCCGATTCTCCCGCTCCACGTTCCTTCCGAGCCGGAGAAGTCGCGGACGCCGACCGATTCTTCGTCGGGTCCCCAGAACTCCCAATCCGCCGAGAAGGGCAGCGAGTAGCTCTCCAGACCGAACCGAGCGCGGGCCCAGTACGTCCCGATCACGTTACAGTCACCATCGACGATCTCGCAACGATTCGACGCCGGTTGAGGTTCGCCGTGGACGGTCGTCTCAAGGATGCAGTACGAATGCCCGACCACCTGAGTCCGCGATGAGTTGGGATTCTGGCCGCGCCCGAGTCGGAAGCAGCATCCATAGGAGGAGTCGGCGTTGTAGACATCGGGACCGTTCGTCAAGAAGTCCGCGAACGGGGGTAGGTGCGCGCCCGAGTTACCCGGCCCGAGGACGGCTTGGTGAGAGCCGCCTTCGCCGTCGAAGGGTTCGGCCTGATTTCCGAAGCACGCGGGTGTCGCGGGGCTCGTCCACGCGAACCCGTCATCGGAGTCCGAGTTGTCCCCGTCGTTGACGCAGATCGCGACCTCACCGGAGTTGGTCAGAGTGAGCCGAGAGCACTCCTCTTCCCATCCGGGGTTCGCGGGCTGAAGGAAAAACGTCCCCTGACCTCGCCCATTCTCCCAGCACAGCCACTCAACCGGAGACGACGCGGGGAAGTCTCCGCCGAGCGTCATCGGTCGGAAGCGGTTGAAGCCCACCGTCGAGCCGAAGACGGTGTTGTACGCGATGCCGTTGAAGTCCTCCGCGTCGGTGTAGCGGATCGTCGTCTGGGTACACGCCCCGCCGTGATCGATCCAAGGCGACCCGCCGAGGAGCTTTCGGGCCTCCTCCCAGTTGTAGAGCGTCGCGTAGTCCACGGTGGCTCGGTGAGCGAGATTCTCTGGCGCGTGAAGCGAGGTCGGGAGGAGCGCCGCCGCGACCAGCTGCGGGTGGGCGCCTTTGTCGTCTCCGCCGCCGAGCCCGACGCCCGCCGCGTTCGCCGCCACGAAGGGGTCGTCGCGAGTGAAAGCGTGAGCGCCCGAGAAGCCGTTGGGCTGGAAGGTCGAGACGCCGTCAACCCAAGTCGGTTCGATCTCATCGGTGAAGACGTAGAAGCTGAAGAGCGTTCCGAGGACGCCGTAGTCCAGCGACGGGATTCCGCCTTGAGGCTGACCCGCCGTGTTCGCGGAGGTGATCTCCGAGCCGCCGAGCGAGACCTCAGCAACGAGACGGACCTCTAGCGTGTACTTGTCCGGTTCCTCCGGCGGTCCGTACGTCTTCGTTGCCTTCCAGACGTACTTGTAGACCGGGACGCCTGAGCCGGTGGAGTGGGTCCAAGAGAGCGTCGGAGAGCCGCTTGCTCTCATATGGTACGGATTCGAGGAGTCGAGCGTCCCGTCCTCGCTGCTATCATATTCGAGCACCCAAGGATTCTTCGCGTCCGGGTTGTCGGCGGTCGCTCCCTCGCGTCCGTAGAGCGCGTCGTAGAACTCCGAGCCGAGAGACTCGACGCCGTTCAGGGGGTGGTTCGTATCCTCGGTGAACTCGCCATCGGTGATCGAGAGGTATACGAGCTTCGGCATGTAAAGATCCGCCGCCCGAACCGGGTCGCGATTTTGGTAAGTCGTCTTGACCATGAACTGCGGGTCCTCGAAGAACGGGACGCACACGTGGTCTCGACCGCCCGCGCCGTCGAGCGGGACGTTGTCTTGATCGCGAAGAAACTCGCACGGAGTCCCCTCGAAGCAGAACGGAGAGAACGCTTCTTTGACCACCGGCGCGTCGATCGTCAGCGACCCGACCGTTGTGGGCGAAAGGATCGAGTTGATCGAAGAGGTTTCGACGGTCCAAGTGTCGGTCGCCGCGTCAACGAGCGAGACGATATAGACCGTGTTGTTGGTACTCATCACCTGAACGGCTGACCCCGGAGAGCCCGTCCCGTAGGAGTTCGTACGAATCGTTGGGTTGTGGCCAGCACCGTCTCGCCAGATAGCGAACATCGGTCGGCCTTCGTACTGCTTCCAGTGATGGGGATTCGTAAGAACCGGAGGAAGCTGGAAGGAGAAGTCGGGCGAGCCGGTGAAGATCGCCGGATCGAATCGGTAGAAGAACGCCCGCTCGGGGTGAAGTGAAGCGAAGACCACGTTGTTCCCGAGGTCAATCGCGCCGCCGTAGTAGTCCGCTTCAGAAATCAATACGTCACCAACACTTTCGTTCCGCCGTTGTTTCGTACCGCCGAAACCCGAGCCGACTGACCAGAAGCCAACGCGGAGATCGTCGCACCCGCCGAGTCGCGAAGCGTGAAAGTATTCGAGCCCGCGTTGACGACCATGATGAACGGACGCCCTTCGGGGAGGTCCAAAGTTGTTTCCGCGAGATCGACGTTGTAGCCGGTATTGGTCGCGGTCAGGTAGTGGAGGTAGGTCGCCGAAGACACCGTGATGTCTCCGGTGAACTCCCGGACGGTCGAGCCGCCGTGGGGGTGGGTCGATTGAACGCCGCCGGTCGGATCGAGAATCTCGACCAGACCGATGTCTCGAATCGAGCCTTCGTCGAAGGCGTCAGCGGAGACCGAGAGTACCGAGTCGGCGCTCGCGTCGAATCGGACCGGGACATCGAACTCGAAGGACGCGGTGATGTTCGCACCGCCGCTCGGAGCCGATGAGAAGGTCACGATCCCGGTCTCGGTGTTGACGGTAAAGTCCACGCCTTCGGTCTGAGCCGCTCCGTTGACCCAAACCTCGACGGTCCCGGTGACCGGCTTGAAGATGTTTCGGATCTGACTCTCGCCGCCCGAGGTGTAGGTCTTCCTGAGCTGGAAGGTCGTCGTCGATCCGTCTCCGGCTCCGATGACCTGATCCTCGGTCCCCTTCGCCGAGCCGTAGCTCGGGTCGGTTGAGTTGGAGGTGAAGTCGGACCAGTCCTTGTAGCGGAAGCCGTACGCCGCGCCCTGCCTCGCTCGGTAGAACGTCTGGAGCGTCGCGAGTTGGGAAGTCCTTCGGACGCCGTAGGCGACGTTGAACTGCATCCGACCGCCGGACCACAACGCGACTCGCTCTTCTTGACCCGAAGGGAGTTCGTTGATGATCGTCTTGAATCCCGGACCGCCTTCGGAGCCCCAAGAAATATCGGTCGGGAACTGGACCTCGTGGAATCCCGCCATCAAACACTCCTCTGAAGCTGTCGGCGGAGGTTCCGTCCGATCTGGTTCTTGGATCTATCGAAGCTCCCCGCGTCCGGGGTCTCCACGTTCACCGTCTGGTTGATAACGGTAGTCCCACCTCCGCCCTTCATCTCGACCGGAATGGCCCGAGAGTTCGGGAGGGGTACAATTGCCTCCGGCCCGGCCTCGCCCATCAGCCCGGTCCGCCCGCCGCTCATCGGGAACTTCGTCGGGCGATCGACGATGCCGCCCGAAGCGAACGGGATCACCGAGCCCCGGTCGATCACGCCGCCGTGCTTGAACCCGCCGCCGAACCCGCCGCCCGCTCCGAAGCCCGCGCCCGCGATCCGGGCAACGAAGCTCGCGATCTGCTGAGCGACCAACTGATCGAAGATCAGCTTCGCGGTGTTCCTGACGAGACCCTCAATCGCGTCCTCGACCGACTCGGCCTCGAAGATGACGTCGGAGAAGGCATCGGAGAACGCCTGTCCGATACCCTCGGCGATCGCCCGAAGCCGTCGGGCGTTCTCCAGCCCATCGACCGCCGCTTCGAGTTCCTTGATCTTTCCGGCTGCTTCTTCGGAGTCCGCGCCGAACTCTTCGATGATCGCCGAAGAGCCGCTGATGATGATTTGGTTATCGCTCGCCGAACGTGAGAAGTCTCGGAGCGCCTGTTCTTGGAACTGGAGTCGAGTGATAACGTCGTCGGCACCTTGAATAGCGGCCTCGCCTCGGGCGCGCTTTTCGGCTTCTTCCCGTTCGCGAAGCAGATCGGTGACTTGCTGAACAGCGACGCCGTACGCCAACTCAGCCCGGACGGAGTTCTCTCCGAAGGCTTCGTTGGCGAGCGTTCTCGCTTCGATCAGCATACGCTGACGTTCGATCTCCTCGTTGGTGAGACCAACCTCGGAGCGAGCGACTTGAATATCAGCGAGGAACTCGGCGAACCCGTCGCGAGCCTTGATAGTTGCTTCGCTCGTCTCTTCGAGCGCCAGCGTCAGATCTCGCTGCGTGTTTGCGTTCTCAAGGAACTCTTCGCGAGTTCCTCGACTGGTATCCGCGAGGGTCTCGAAAAACGCCGCCGCGTCTCTCGCCGAAACCTGAAGCTCATCGAGAGGCGTGTTATTGAGTTCCCGGATATCCCTACGAGCCGCGCTTGCCTCTCGACGGATACTCATGATATCGGGGTCTACGTTCCGACCTCGCACGCCGCCCGTACCGCCACTCAGAATATTGTCAACCCGCGTCTCGGAAGACGCGATTCGACCTTCCAATCGACTGATTGTAGCATCGCGCTCGGCGAGCGCGGCTTCCTCAAGCTCTCGGAAGGTATCTTGAAGATCATCGCGGAAGGCGTCGGGTACAAGACCGATCAACTCAGAGACCGTCACGCGACCGTCGATCGCGTTGTCCTGAGCGAGAGTTTCGCGACCTCGCTGGATCAGAGCGTCAACCTGATCGAAGGCTCGATTGATGACCTCTTCGCTATCGGATCGAGCCGCGAGGTTCAGAGGACCCGAAGCGCCCTCGAAGGAAGAACGCAGAACCGCGAGGTCAACTTCTTTCTTACGGAGGTCGTCAAGAAGAGAACGCTGACGCACGAGCCTTTCGTTGATAGCGATCAACTGGCTGATCGCGAACACGCCGAAAGAAACCCCGAAGAAGATCGGGTTGGCTTTGACCGCGACCGAAAGCGCCGTAAACGCTTTGGTGAGTCCGCCGATCGCGGCTGTGTAAGTCGTAACAGAAAGGAGCGCCTGAGCTCCCACGCCAGCGACCAGCGCGATAGCTAGACCCTGAACCGCGTCGCGGGCGATATCAACTTCGGTCGAGAACTCGCCCGTGGAGTCGGTCATCCGGGAGATGAAGCGAACCGATTCGGTAAGACCATCCACGAGGCTCTTGAGAGCGCCGTCCTCGAAATCTCCGACATTGAGGATCACCGACTCGATCGCGGAAGCGAGCGATCGGAACGAACCACCGAGCGTATCGTTGAGTGCTTCGGAGAAGTCCTCGGCCGCACCGCGACCGTCTTCCTGAGCTTCGATGAGTTTCTCGATCTCATCGACGTTGTCTCGAAGGATGAGCGCCGCCGCCGCGTTTCGGCGACCGAAGAGCGCGACCGCCTGAGCCGCCGAGAGGTTCCGCTCTTCGAGCTTCTGGAAGATTTCGACGATCGACCTCGTGTTGGGGTCGAGATCAGAAATCGCAATCCCGAGTTCTTCGAGCGCCTTCTTGCCCTTCCCGGTCGGCTCCAAGAGCGTCGAGAGGATGCCTCGGAGGTTCGTGCCCGCGAGGCTCGCTTGGATACCCGAGTTGCCGAGGACGCCGAGCGCCGCCGCTGTCTCTTCGACATCGCGCCCGAGCGCGCCCGCGACGGGGCCAGCGAACTTGAGGGCCTCGGCCAGCTGACCGACCGAGGTGTTGGCGTTGTTTGAGACGTTCACGAGATCGTCAACGACTCGGGTAGTCTCGCCCGCCGCGAGACCGAACTGACTCAAGACGTTCGATGCGATGTCCGCTGCGTCGCCGAGCGCGAGATTGCCCGCTGTCGCGAGGTCGAGGGTCGAGCCGATCGCCGAGAGCGACTCGTTGACCGAGAAGCCCGCCCGCGAGAGGAAGAGGAGACCCTCGCCCGCTTGAGTCGCCGTGAAGCGGGTCGTGCCGCCTAGCTCACGAGCTTCCGCTCGTAGAGCCGCGAGCTCATCGCCCGAGGCTCGGGCCACCTGACCCACGGAGACGATCGTCTCCTCAAAGGAGGCCACGATCCCGACGGATCGCCGGAGAGCCGTGAACGCGACGAAGCTCCCGCCCAGAGCGCCGAGACCGAGAGCCAGCGACTTGGTCGCCGCCGAGGTCTTCTTCGTCTGGGCAACGAACCGACCCTGCTCATCGCGGGCTTGTTTTGTCGCCTTGGAGGTGCGATTGAAGGCGGTTTCCGCCTGCTTCGCTCCCGCCTCGGCTTTCCGGGCGTCAATCCCGATTTCGACGATGCGCTGGGTCGTGGTCATTGCGAGACTTCGCCTTCAAGAAGACCGGATCGAGCGCTCTGACCACACGCCAAAGCTCCCGTCTCGATTCCGGGTCATCTAGTCCGAGTATCTCACAATATGCGAGGACATCACGAGGTCCGATCGGCGACAAGCCAAAGCCCGACGCGCCGCGAGTCGCGGAGAGGTCCGAGTATGCGTTCCAAAGCCATAGGGCTTCTTCTGGGATCGTAGGAACGTCGTCCAAGGGAGTTCGATCGCCTCTCGCCGCCATCTTCTCCCACAGCCGCCGGATTTCATCGGTCGGCGTGAAGTTGAGATGGAAGTCGAGAAGCTCTACGAGTTTCCCACGGTCTCCGCATCCTCGGCTTCGGTCGCGAGGAAGAAGTCACCGTTGTTGGCTTGGTTCAGAACCCAGTCGTAGACATCGCGATAGCGATCGTCTCGGAGCATCTCCGTCGCCTTCTCGATCGAGTAGGGCAGCGGGTTCCCGTCGTCGTCTTCGAGACCGCGCCAGTCCACGAGGATGTACTCAGCCACGAGCGGAGCGAGCGCGTGCTTGCTCTCCTTCACGGTGAGTCCGCCTTCGACGGCTCGGCGCACCTTCTCGTCTCGGAGCGCGCGTCGCTTCGCGCCCTCGAAGTTCGGGTTACCAATACGAGCGATCCGACACTCAAAGTCGGACCCGTGATAGCGGAACCAAATACCGTCCCGCTCCTTGTTCAGATCGGTTGCAAAATCACCGAGCTTCGCCATGGTTCAACCTCCGTTAGACAGGCCCAAGTTGCGAAATACGGAGAGCGCCCTTTCGAGCGCTCGCCGTTGGAGTTTAGTCTTCGTCGTACAGTTCGTACTCGTCGCCGTCCTCATCCTCGAAGGCGAGGGGCCAACCATCTTCGTCCCACTCGGTGACGTCGTCGGCATTGTAGACCGTCTCTTCGCCACAGACGACGAAACAGTCCAGCTCATCGCCGTCCCAGATCACGCAAACATCGTACTCCATCGGAACCTCCTCGGGAAAGGATTAGGTCACGTCAGCCGTGAACCTCTGGATGCGGACGGTGATCCCCTCCGTCGGGTCTCGGTACGCCGTCCACTGCATATCCGCGATGATATCCTGATTGATCCCGCCCGCGACTCGCTGGCCGGAGGAGTATTTGATTTGCGGGAACTCGATGACGTAAGCGTCGGTGTCCTTCACGAAAATGAAGGCGAGCGACGAAACCGTATCGTTGAGGTACTTGTCCATGACGGTCTTCGAGGCGTAGTAGCCCTGATGAGCGCCGGTGACCGAGACCGTACCCGTACCAAGAGAGATCGCGCCGAGCGTACCGACCTGGAGACGGGCTCGGAGGTTGTTGTTCAGATCGAAGCTGAGCTGAGTGACGTCGTAAGTCGAGCCATTCTCATAGACCGCCACGACGTTGTCGATCGCGTTCATCACGCCATCGGTCGGAGCCGCCGTAGGCGAACCGTCGCCGACGGTCGCGGTGTTCGAGGTCTGGCTCTTCCCGAGGAAGTTGAACGCGCAGGTGAGGATCGCATCGGACGTCACCGAAACGTTGAAGCTCTCGATCGACATGCCCGTGGAAAGCTCAAACTCGTTGGAGAGGTCCTCGAACTCCTTCTCGATGTTGAGGGTCGTCAGCGTCGTGCCGTTGACGATCTGAGCGCCCATCGTGATCGTGACGGTCGGTCCGGCAATAACCGTCGAGCCGTCACCGTTATTCGTCACGGTGATCGAACCGGCGCTTGCCGCCGAAATCTTTGCCCAGCCGTTATTGTCGTTGGAAGCAAATCCCTTGATGTAGACCCACTGGCCGACCGCGAACGAACCGAAGCCCGAGCCGGAGTCCGCGATGACGTACGAACCGGAGCCCGCCGTGACCGAGAAGGTCGTGCCCGAAACTTCCTGCTCGGTAGACCAACCCGAGGACAGGAGCGCGTACTGAAAGAAGTCATCGTACGCGCCGTACGAAATCTCACCATTGATCGCGCCCGCTGCGTTCACGCCGGTTCGGATAAGGTCCGAGACCTGACGGTCGGAGCGAAGCTCGTTTGACGTCGAAGAAGACGTTGCTTGGTTCAAGCTCTCGCCGGTGAGACGAAGAGATTTGAACGTCGGGGTCCCAGTCGCTGCGGCACCGAAGGTCACTTCCTCCCAGTACCGGAGCGCTACGCGATTGCTATCAGCAGACATAGCGGAGTCCTCCTAGCCGAGTCGATCGGCGAACCAAGGCACGGTCACGTTGACCTGCCAGAACTTACCAGAGCGACCCACTCGGAGGACGCCGGGGGTACGAAACGTCACGGTGGCGTCGTTGGCCTCCGTGAACTCGTCTACCACGGTATCAATCAACGCCTCAAGATCAGCGGTCCCCTTCTCGAAGACCTCGAACAGCTGAATCACGAGCGTCCCCGGCAGTCGATGCCGGTTCGTCTCGGGCGTACCGATACTAGCTTGGGTGCCCGCTCCGGGGAGAATCGTCACCCGAGCCCATCGAGAGTCCTTGTTGATCTTGTCGGCTCGATTGTCGTAGATGGTCGGGACGCCCGCGCCGTCGAGGACCGACTTGGCTTTCGTACGAATTGCCTGCGAGATGTCCGCGAAATTAGACGCCAAAGAATTGAGCCCTCACCTCTTCGAGCGTTACGTCCACCATACCCGCCGGAGCCTGCTGGGAGGTCCCGGTCTCCAGAATCGCGACGTACTCGACGTTGTTGTTGATCCACACGACCGAGAACGGGAGCGCGTTGCCGACAATCGTCGGCGTCCCCTTCGAGATCGGGTCGGTGTCCTCCGAGACGATCCCCTTCGGGGGCGTAGAGATGCCTACCTGCCAGTTCGCTCGGGCTCGACCAGTATCGACCGGGGTCTTCAGCACGACGCCCGAGAGGACCTGAAGAGCGATGCTCTGCTGGAGGACCCGAACAGCGTCGGGCGCGAGCGTCTTCGCGAAGACGCGAAGCTCCTCGTTCAGCTTGTCGAGCGTCGTCTTCACCTACGCCTCCTTGACGTAACACTGCCACGCCGCCGGAAGCTCGCCCGCCGAGAATGGGTCGGACCTCAAGACGACGTACGCGGTGCCTCCGAAGACGATATGAGTACCAACTTCGGGGTACTTCGTCGAGTCCAACGTCGTGCCGTCGGCCTTCTCCGCCGGGAGCCAGACGATGAAGCTCGACTCACGGACCGTGTCGTCGTCGGTCGCCTTCCGCTCAATCGGGAGCAGCGGGCTCATCGGCCATACCAAGTCATCGGGCGTCCCGTCAGTCACCTCGCCGGTCACATCGTTCTCGGTCCGGTTCGGGAAGGTCCGAATGGTCTGCTCAACCAAGAGCTTCGCGAACGCCGCACCGACCTTCGCTCGCACGGTTGTATCGAGAGCGGTCATCCTCGCTCGACCTCCCCTCCGCCGATCGTCAGCGGATCAAGAATCGCTTCCACGACCGGGAAGTCCGTGTCGGTGCTCGATTCGTTCCCACCCGCGTAGGTCGTGTCGAGAACGATCTGGCCGACTTGGATCTTGTCCCGCTTGATCGCCGCGTCATCGGTCTTCGTGTTGATCAACGGAGTCGTCGGGTTCTCGCCCGACCACCGAGCAATCTCCGCCGTCGCGTCTTTGACCGCTTGGGGGACCTCCGTCGAGGGGACGGGGTGATCCTTGTAGTCGGCGTCGTAGCGAGGCCAATCGAGCGCCTGCGCTTCGGTCTTCTTGACCCCATCCCAACGCTCGGCGTAGACCAGATCAAGGTAGCGGGTCGCCTTCACGATCGCCGCTTCCTTCTCCGGGTCGCCGAGCGCGTCCCAAGTCGTCGATGGGTTGTACTTCGTGAGGTACGCGTCAACGTCCGCGACCGAGACATAGGCGTCCGCGCCCGCGAGACCGGAGCCGTCCTCGACCGTGATCGCCATACGCTAGTCCTCCGCGTTACTGTCGTCCAACTCTCCGAAGACCTCGGGCGCGTCCACCTCGTTGCGGTCCTCCAGCATCTGCGCCCGGACGTAGCCCTCGGCGCGGTACTGAGGGAACTGGTCCTCGTTGATCACGATTCGACCCGCCGGGCCGACCACCTCGATCTTCACGGGGCGTTCATCAGCCATCGGTTTCGTCCTCCTCCTCCTCTTCGCCGACGTTCGCTTCAACGAGAGCGACGATGAGGTCTTCCTTGTTCATCGAGTTGGCGCCTTCGATGTCGTTCTCGATCGCGAGGGTGAGCAGCTGGCCCTTGGTCATCTGAGCGAAGTCATAGCCGCCTTCCTCGACACCTTCGTTCTCCTCCGGGCTCGGATTCGCGGGCTCAGGAGCCGCGAGCTTCTCGCCCGTCTCCGGGTGCTTCAGGGTGAAGCTCTTGTTCGCGAGACCCTCCATCCGAGTGACCGAGGTGACGTGGCGAACTTCGCCGTGAGCGTCTTCGCCGGGAGCGTTGATGAAAACGGGGAACAGTTTACGGGGCATTCCAAATCCTCCAGAGGGGTTTCTCAGAACCAAATCGGCGGACACCCTTCCGAGCGCCCGCCGAGAAGTTTACGCAACCGGCTTCACGACGTAAGCCGAGTAGTTGATCGACGGAGTGGTACCGCCACAGACGGTGTAGGCCCGCATGTAGCGGAAGTTCTTCACCGCGCCGTTCGCGTCGATGTAGCGGTTATTGAACGGCACGACCTTCCGGCCCGCCGTGACCTGATCGGTCATCCCGTTCCGGGCGTCGCCCAGAGGGAAGGAGACCACGTGGGTGTTCGGGGAACCCGTCGAGAAGTCGGCGGAGTCCGAGAACTGGAGCTGGATCTCGTAAGTCTCGTCGGCGTCGCCGAACTCGATGTCCGAGATGTCGAAGATCGCCGAGCCCTGGACGTACGCATCGCCAAGATCGAGGATCTTGTCCGACCCGTCAACCTGAGCCGCTGCCGAGGAGGTAATCGCCCCCGCGTCCTTGAGCTCGGTTTCCTTGTCGAACGTGAATGTATGAAGCTGAGCAGAGTCGCTACCAGCCATGGGAATCCCTCCTTACACGGTCCAAGCCGCGTCCTTGATGCCACGGTAGCGAGCGGCCGCACGACCGTGCTGGATCGTGAGACCGGCGTACCACTCGATTCGAGTCTTGACCACCGGCTTGTCCTCGGTCTCGCCGAGGTCCCGGACATCCATACCGCCGTTCTGGATGCCTTCGAGCATACCAGGACCCATCGACACGCAGTAGATCGAGGACGAAGCAGCGGTGCCGCCGCCGGGGTTCGCCTCGGTGAAGGGCAGGACGGTGTCCTCGCCCTCGGAGTCTTCGATGACGCGGATCGGGAGATCGTTGTACATCATGATCCGCTTGCCGAACTCGTCCTTCTCGTAGGTGACGTAGCCGCCAACCGAGGTGTTACGAGCAGCCGCCGAGAGACGACGGGCCAGCGACTTGTTCATGAGCAGATCGGTCGGGTTCATCACCTTGTCGATCAGCTCATCGAGGTACTCCAGCGAGGGAGCATCGCCGCCCGAGGAGTTGGCCGAGTCGGTCACGATCTGCGTACCAACGATACGCTTCTGGAGACCGTCGATCTCGCGAGGATCGCTTTCGGAGTCACCCGAGAAGAAGCTCGACTGCCAATCTTCGGCGATCGCCTTGATCTTCATCGCCTCGTGGACGGCGCGAACGTCGTTCGATTCCGTCTGGAGGATGAAGTTGTCCACCTCGATGTCGCCGCCGATGATGGCCAGCGACTCGAAGAGCGGGTTGACCACGCCGGTCGAAGGCGTGTAGCCCTCGTTGATGCCTCGGAAGGCGACGCCGGGGAGCGTCTTCTCACGAGAATACCGGAAGGCGTTACCGGAGATGTTTCGGAACGGGAGAATACCAAGAATCGGTGTCGAGCGAGCGAAGATTTCAATGACCGCCTGCTCGACTTCGGTGCCCTGATGGAGCTTCGACTGCTCCAGAAGAGTGAGAGCCATGGCTCATACCTCCAAAGTCGTTCAGCCGCCGCTCCGAGCCCGAGCGAGTCGCTCGACCGGATCTACAGCAGCCTCATCCTGACCCGATTTCGCGCCATCGCCAACGTTGGCTCCGGTCCGCTTGTTCGAGTCGTTTCCGCCACTACCCGTTGCAGTGGCTCGGAAGAGCGCTTTGAACTTCGCGTCCTCGGCGAGTGTTCCGACGAACTCGGATACGCCCATAGGGTCGGTCGAGCCCGTCTTCATCGAGTATCGAGTCTGACCTTCGCGGTCCACGACTTGGGCGATGAACTGCCCATCGTCGCGCTTCGCCATCCTCACGGCTTCTCGCACGTGCGGTCGAAGTATAGCCGCGCCGCCATCGATGAGGTCCTCCAAACCGGAGAGAGCCCTGTCGATTTCGGCGTCCACGATCAGCCCGGAGAGCTGACCTTCCCGGCTCTGGAGTTCCTCCTGGAGTTCGCCCATCGCCTTCTCGTGCGCGGCATCTCGCTCCTGAAGGGAAGTCCCAAGGCGTTCTTTCACCAGAGCCTCGACCTGATCCGCCGGGGTCGCCCCCTTGAGACTTTCGAGGTTCCGCTGGAGTTCGGCGATCGCGTCGGGCGTGAGGTCTCCGTACGCCTCCAACTGTCGCTTGAGTTCGTCGCGCTTCGTCGCGACCTGACCCAAGGTGTTCTTCAGACCCCCAACGTCTTCGAGCGCCCAACCGTCAGTGGGCTTCACCTGAAGCACGAACGCACCCGAATCGTTTTGGGTGTAGAACTCCCGAAGAGCTTCGGGGAGCGCGCCATGGGATTCCTGAGAAATAACCGGGATGAGCTCAGCCATCGTTGCCTCCGTCGCTTCTCGCGACTCAATTTGCGATTTGAATATCCCGGAGCGAGAGCCCTTCTCGCTTCCGTAGTGTATTGAGGTCTAGCAGCCGCCCACCATCGGTGAACTTCGTCAATTCTATCTTACCCTCCCTCCAAAGGCTAGCTCGGGTCGGTCCCAATACCTCGTTCTGGACGCCCCGTGGCTGGTCTTTCAACCATCCGTTGAACGTCGTACTCGCCGGTACTTGGCCGTTCATAGACGCCCGAGTCGAAGGCGAGATAGCATTGGCGGGGATACCCAGCTCTTCCCAAGAGCGGAGGACCGGAACGGTCGTGCTCCGGCAGTTGATATGCTGCGGTGGTCGCGGCCCGTCGTTGATTGGGAAGACCTGACCGTCGAGCCCAGCGCAGACAATCGTGGTTCTTGAATCGAGCGTCGCGACGTACTGGACGCCCTTGATGACCGAAGTGTTCTCATCGTACGTCGTCTCCCGCGCGCGGGCGGTGACGTTCGTCACTGCGGTTCGGACCACCGCCTCGGCCCGGTTCTTCGCGACGCCCGTCGCGTTCGCGACCGCTCGCCTCATCTCCGGGACCGACTGGCCTTCGAGGACGCCGAGCCGAATCGCCTTCGAGACGTCATCGGCGGTCGAGCGTCCGAGTCCGTCAAACCAAGAGCGGAGCAGCTGGCCCCGGATCGGTTCGTTGTCGGCGATCTGTCGGATGGTCGCGGTCGCCGGGAGTTGGTATGAGATCGCGATGTCGGCGGGCGTGACGACCCGGAAGGCGTTGACCACGAACTCCGCTTCGAGTTCCGCGAGGTCCCGCATCGCCCCGATGAACCGGGACCGCTCGGCGGAGAGTCCCGTCGCCGCCAGCGAGCGAAACTCCGCTTCGAGCGCCGCCAGCGCCGCGAGCTTTCGGGCGCGGGAGGCGGTCGCATTGGCCGAGGCCGCAGCGAGCCCACGCTCGGTGAGACCGGGAATGACCTCCCGAACGATGACCCGAGTCACGAGCCTTTTCTCGCGGGCGGTGAGCCGGTCGATGAACGTCGCGTGCCTCACGTGACGATCGAAGAGAAGTTCGTTACTCGACTTGGGGATCGGTCGCTTCGCCATCAGGCGTCATCGTCCTCTTCGTTGTCGTCGGCGTCCTCTTGACCGTTGAGTTGAGGCGGGGGTCCGTCGTCAACGACTTCATCGCCCGCCGCGTCCGCTTGGTTATCGACGCCGTCAGCGACCACCTCGACGCCCTGAGCCGCTTCTTCGAGAATCGCTTCGAGTTCGTCCTCAACATCGACCTCTTCAGCGACCATTCCTCGCCGCTTCGCTTCGTTGAGAAGCGTCTCGCGGGAGAGGTCGCCTCGCTCGCGCATCTCCTGAAGCTGCTCGAAGTCTCCGGTCCGACCGAGCGCGATGGTGAAGTCCGAGTAGATCGAGAAGCGGAAGTCATCCGGGAGATCCTCGCCCTCCCAAGCGAAGGCGTAGGTGAACGCCCGGCGCATACCGTCCTCGACCGCTTGAATCCACGCCAAAACATCGGTGGACGATTTTGACTCATTGACCGCGACGCCGGTGGCGGTTTGGTCGCCGGTCCGCTCCATCAACGGAGCCATCCCGAGGACCTCCATCCGATCCTCGATCCGCTTGAGGTCGGTCTCGCCCGCGTCGATGCCTTTGCCCGAGACCTCGACGTAGGAGAGCTTCGCTTGGGGGTCCTTCGCTCGCCAGACCTGGTTGACCGAGATCGACTCGTTGGCCTTCATATCCTCTTTCGTGAAGCCCGCGCCGAAGAGTTGCGCGACTCGGGCGAAGCGGAGAATGTTCCGCTGGTCGCTCATCGACTGCCAGTGGAGGAGGTTGAGCCACGCGAGTTCCATCAACGGAGGCGTCGCGGTCATGTGGCCTTCGCGGTTGAAGTAGACGGTCACCAACGGGATCGTCGGCACGCCGTCGATCTCGAAGCTCATCGTCCCCTGCTCCTTCCGCGTCCACTCGCGAGACTTCGTCAGGTTCGGGCTCTGGAAGAAGTTCACCGAGTCGTGACGGTACTGACCCGACTCGTCCTCGCTCTCCCAAAGTTCGTACTCGCCCGGACGGTAGACCCAGAGCTTGTGAACGCGCTTCGTCCCGTACTCGCCTCGCTGCTCAAGGGAGACCTCGCGGAAGCGAACCTCGATCAGCCGCTCCTCGCCGTTGGCCCCCATCTCGCTTCGCCAACCGACCAGCTGGGGCGCGGTGATGTGACGGAGAAAGGGTCGGGCTTGGACGCGCTCCTGATCGGCTCGGCTCGCGTTCTCGGGGAGCTTCGGATAGTCCACAAACAGGTGAGTGACGCCGTAGGTCGCTCCGGCCTTGAAGACATCGCGGGCGAACTGCGTCGCGTTCGATCCTTGGTGGTCGAGGTTCGCGAGCATTTGCTCGAAGCGATCCTCCTCCGGGAGACCGTCCACCGTCACCGGGCGTCCGAACGGCTTCGACGTCAGCTTCTTGATCGTGTCCTTGAAGCCGTTGTAGAGGAAGCTCCGCTCGACGCGGATCTTGTAGTTGCGCTCGTGCTCCTTCGGCTCCTTTGGGAGCCACTTCTCCCGCCGGTAGCGCATCACGCGCGTCCCGCCGAGGAGATCGTGGAGAAGCTCCCAGTCCTCGTACATACGCGCGTAGTCGAGCGTGGGGGTATCAACGGAGTTGCCGGTCGTCGCGAGAAGAGCCATCACTCAATCTCCTTGAGTTGCTCGATCACCTCAGGAGGGAGATCGGGAAGAACCCGATCCACGCCACGCTCTCCGAGGATGGCCAAAATCAGTCCCGCCGCAATTCGTCGGAACCACTTGTTCCAATTCATCTCCTTCTCGTCTCTTTGCTCAAGACGATCCAACCGTACCTCAAGTCCGGGTTTTCCGTTGGGATCCATCAGCTTCACGATTCTCGCTACGTCTGTCCTGAGCTTCTGGAGATCGGCCTTCTCGATATCCTCAACGAGTCTATCGACGGTCGCCTTGGAAAGCGCGAGATCCCCGGACATGTCTTTGATCGTCTGGAGGAGTTCCCTCTGAAATGCTTTCTCTTCGTCACCCATCGAGTGCCTCCGAACAAACGGCACCGGGGCCGAAGATAACGTCAAAGAGAGATCCCGCCTCGCCGTAGGTCAAATGCGGGGTATACGGGCCGATGAAAAGTTCGTCTTTGTCCGTAGCGTCGAGCGTGACCGCCGTTTGGTTGGGGATCTCGATGCGGATTCGACCCTCGATCATCACAATCCGCTCATCGTACGGATGCCAATGCATCCCGAGGACAAACTTACTGTCCCTCGCGGCCCGAAAGCGGAACACGGTCTGTCCTTCGGGATCGTGTCGAAGCAACTCGCCCCAAGAGCCGTCTGGTCCAATGATCCCTCGCTTCCCGTTCGGGAAAGTGGATATCGACCACTCACGAATTGGACCGGCAAAAATCGTATGCCGAATATCCGCGAGTCGCTCTCTGAGATCTGAGTCACTCATAGATCAAAAGCCGCTCCGAGCCGAAGCCCGGAACGGCTCCTCCTCATTCAGTGGGTTCGCTCGGATCGTTCGCGAGCCGATTCGACTCGGCAACGTACTGTTTCCGAAGCTCACGAACCGACTCGACCATCTCGGGCGTGATCTCCTCGCCGTTGGCCTGAGCCCGGCGGTCGAGGTAGTCGAAGATCGAGAGAATGGCCTGAGTTCCGGCCAAGACCAGTGCGGGGTTCATTCCGAGTCCTCCTCGTTGTACTGGACCGCCCACGCTTCGAGTCGAGCGAGCGCGATAGTCAAGACGTCACGGATCTGGATGTCGCTCTCGCCGTCGGCCAGCTGCCCAACCGCGTCTAGAGCGAGATCGACTTCGTTGATCACCGGGAGGATCGTGTCGTCCCAAGTCGGTCCGTCGATCGCGCCGGTCCGCCGGAGCGTGTTGAGGTTCCCGATCACGAGAACCGCCTTCGACTCCAGCTCATAGAGCGGGCGGAGAGCCTTGCTCTCCGGGCTCTCGTTGATCGGGGCGGTCGTGCATCCCGGAGCGGTCACGAGCCCGTATCCGAGCACGCCTCCCAGCGCCGCGACGACATACGCCATCAGGGTGTTACGGAGTCTCATCGGTCTTCGCCTCCTCGTCGTTGAAGACATCGCCGACCTTGTCGGTGACGTCATCGATGTTCGGCTGGGTGTTCGGATCGCCGTCAATCACCGCGTACACCGCCGTGAGGATCGCAATCACCGCCGCGATGATCGCAGCGAGCTTGGTCTTCGGACCAATTTTCTTCGTACCGTCCGCCATGTCTGGCTCCTTTTCAAACGGGGCTTCCGCCGCCGCTGTTCACGTTCCCGCCGGAGCTTCCCGGCTGGAACCGCTTCGAGTTGATCACACCCCCGGTGTTAGGGGTGATACTGGGTCCGTTACCGCCTCGGGCGCTCGCGGACCGGACCGAAGTCCGACCGTCACGCGAGAGCGAAGCGGGGTTGGTGATACGATATCGAGAGCGTTGGGCTCCCGCTCCGCCGGTCGTACGTCGCTTCATCACTGCTTCCTCGGGTTAGCGCCGTTGGACCTTCGGGTCGAAGAGAACTCACGCCGGTTCGTCTTGACTCCGCTCGGATTCGAGCCGACCCGGATCGAGCTACCTCGACGGCGCTCGCGGTCCTCGCCGAACGGAACCGAGATCACCCGCCGACTCTGGGCCGACGGTCCGCCTGTAGTTCGCCGCGCCATTAGACTTTCCTTCGCTTGATCTGGCTCGCCGAGGGGAGCTTCGCGAGACGCGAGACATTCACGACCTTTCGCGACTGAGCCCGAGCCGGTCCACGAGCCGCCGTCCGTTTCACGGCGCGGTTCAGACCCGCTCCGCCGAGATTGCCGCTGCCGACCTGAGCACCGCCGCCTACTTGGGCGCCTCCGCCGACCTGAGCACCGCCGCCACCGAGCTTTCCGCCTTGAAGACCGGGCATCCGAGACCTCCTTACACCTGGAACGATTCGCCGCGTCCGCCGATGGGCCAACGCTCGGCGATGTAGTAACCAACGCCATCGGAAAGGTGGGTCAACTTTCCGTCTTTGTCTTTCTCGATCTCGCCGGTCCCTTCTTTGAGCACGACGCCCTCGAAGTCCGTTCTGGTGTATCGACATCTCGGCGAGACGAAGAGGGAGACCTCATCGCCAGCGGTACGAATCCGCGTGTTCACCGCGTTGATCCGCGCTCGGACGGGGGGATGCGATCTCGGCCACATCTCCGCTAGTCTATCCCCGTACACGGGAGAAAGAACCTCCGTGACCAATTCCCAGTCCGAGCCGTGAACCGAGGAGGAGGTCTTGGCGCCACCCGCCGGATCACCGTAGAGATGGACCTCGCCCTTGTGGGGCCCCCAATCTTCGGCGAGCCGCTGGGCCACCATCCGCGAGTTCGATCCTCTTGGTATGTAGACCTCATCGAGAATATTGGTGATCCGCTCCGGGATCGTGATCCCCTTCTTCCGGGCGTGAGCCCGAAGAGCGGGCGGGGCGTTGACCTCCTGCATCACCGTCGCGGTTCCGGGGCTCTGGTTGAAGTCGAGCGCGAAGACCAGATCCTCTCCGGGCACGTAGTCGATCTCGAAGACGTTGATGTCGTCGTCGTAGGTGTAATAGGCGCGGCCCGTGAAGTTGACGAAGGACGCCATGATCTCCTGCTCGAAGGAGATCGGGTCCATCGACCGCTTGAGCTTCGCGATCTGACTCGCGGGGAGAAGCTCCGCCGAGGTCCAGTGGTGGTACGCCCAATCTTCGTCTGAGAGTTCACCCAAGCGGAGTCGCTGGTAGAGTTCGTAGTAGTGATTGCGGCCGCGAGGCTTCCCGGAGAAACGGACCTGACCCGGACGCCCAAGCGTCGAGATCGCGGGGAGGATCGACTCATCGAAGGTCATCGGCTTCATATCCGCGAACTCATCGAGGAGGATCCAGTCGATGGGCGAGCCCTCGATCCGCTGGGGTCGGTCGAGACCAGCGACGATGATCCGAGCGCCGTTGGCGAGCTTGATCGTCTGGGGAGAGCTTTCTTGGATCGCGGTCTTCCGGTCGCCTCCGAGGAGCGCCCAGTCCGGGACCATCGCCTTGAGATCGTCCCAGAAGATATCCTTGGCTTGTTGCTGAGTCGGAGCCGCGAAGATGAACCGCCCATCCGGGAAGCCGGTGAAGGTCAGCGCCTTGATAACGCCTTCCCGCTTCATCCGCTCCGACTTCCCGGACCGACGACCCGCGCACGCGATCACGAACTGCTTGAGCTGGAGGCTACGGAGGAGCTTCCGGTGGGGCTCGATCAGCTTGAGCGGGTACCATCTTGGCGTTAGGAGTTCAACGATTCCAGATCCCCGTGTCGTCCTTCGCGTACGCGGTGTGCATCCCGACCCGTCCGTTGAAGAGGTCATAGCGGTAGGCGTCCGCCGCCGGAGGTCCGCCGATGAATCCCTGCTCGAAGTGGTAGGCGTCGAGGTTACACAACGCCGGGTTGACGATCACCGTCACGCCATTGAACGGAGTCTCCAGAGGATAGCGATCCTTCTGACGTTGGTGGACGTGTCCAACGTGGCTCTCGCGGTTCCTCGTCTCGCCCCAAGCCGCCGGGTCTTCGAGCGCCGGACCGAACTCCTCGGCGAAGATCCGGGGGAGCCGGTCCTTCTTCTCCAACTCGCCGTGGCTGAGCTGGAAGGCGTTGACGCCGTAGCGCCGGTACTTCCTCTTGGTCGGCGACACGTCCACCTCGATGAGAGGCTCGCTCGCGTACCGAGCTTTGAGCCAGTGGACCAGATGGAAGCTCGCGTGGCGGTCGTGATTGCCCGGAACGAAGACGAACTCGACCGGGACGCCCATCTCAACCGCTCGCTCGGCGATGTGTTCGAGGACCTCGTGGGCGGTCACGATGACCTTGGCGTATCGAGTGTCGAAATCGAGCCGCGTCCCCTTCGCGGTCTCGCCTCGGGTATTGTCGATGTGAACGAAATCGTTGCCGATCGGGATCAAGATCCGGTCGATCGGGTAATGGCTCGCCTCGGTGAGTATCTCGTCCACCGCGTCGATGACCCGCGCTCGGGCCTTCTCGGTGTCCCAGTTACCCATCGTCTCGGGAGCCCAGCCATAGGCTCCGATGTGGGCGTCGTAGAGGTTGATCATCAGCAACTGGCCGTCTCGCCTCGGCTTGGGGAGTTTCTTGGTTCGTCTCGGTATCGGTTTGATCTTGTCGGCGAGGTATCCACCCGCCGTGACGATAGCTCGATCGACCTTCCGCTTCAGCTTCGCCTTGACTTGGAAGAGCGTGAGCCCGAAGACTTCCTCGTCGCGCCCTTTCCGCCGCTTCCCCGCGACCGGCCAGCTGTTCGCTTCCCACTCCCGTACTTCCCAGACTTCTTCATCGGCATTGACCGCCTCCAGTAGCTCTTCGAGCGAGCGGACGCCCACTTCGCCCTCGGCCAAAATCACGCGAGAGGTGACGCTTCTCTCGCCCTTCTCTGAGTTCTCTTTGTCGGTGAGTCCTTCGTCGCCTTCAGCGACGCCCGATCCGTCGGGCTCGATCTTGAGATGGGTCTTCGCTTGCCGTAGCCGGTTCTGGAGCGCGGGTCGAGAGATCCCGAGTAGCTCAGCGGCTCCGGCTTGACTTCCTGCTTCTTCGACAGCGCGGACCGCCCCACGCATCTGATCCTCGGTGAGTCGGGTCATACGTCATACTCCGAGCGCTCCTCGAATCCCAGCGATCTCGGACACGGTCACTTCGCCGTATACCGCCGTGGGAGCCTGAGCCAGCGTCATCCGTCCTGCTTGAATCAACGTCTGGATCTGTTCGACGGTCATTCCGTCTTGGCCCTTCAGCTCAAGGACCGCGCCCGCCGCCCGCTTCGCTTCGAGATCGGACGGTGGGGTAGTGAAGACGGTCAACTCGGTCTTCGTCGAGCCGTCCGGTTGCGGCCAGTCCACCGCTTGGACGTAGAACTTCACATCGGCCATCGTTGCCTCCTTACAGGGCCACCTTCGCGTAGACCCATTCGCAGATCAAGATATCCCCAACCGCCCAAGAACCTCCTCCGACGACCTGAGCCAGCCAAGCGTAGTTCCCGCCGACCGCCTGAGCGAAGAAGTTGTAGGCATTCGTCCCATCGAAGTAGCCGAACGGGATCGCGAAGACGCCCGAGGAGATCTGGAAGGTGCCGACCGCTCGAAGGACGGTCGATCCTTGGGGGATGGTCGGAGCTTCGGACAAGACGGCGCTCGATGCGGCTGACGCGACGGTCGTGATGCCGATGTAGTGGTAGATGTCGTTGCCGTCGATCTCGCCGATCTTGGTCTCGACGCCGTGGTTGGAGGGTAGAAGCCATTCTTGAGAAGCCGGTGGCGGCTCAGCTTGGATATTGTCGATTCGTACGATGGTGATCGAACACCCGTCGCCGAGCCAGCCGCCCGTCGAGGAGCCGGAGAAGCGGTTGCTCTGGACGCGGATAACGTCGCTGGCCGATAGATCGAGGACCGCCGAGATCGAGGCGCTCTGTTGTCCTTGGTTACTGAGACGCGAGTAGTGGCGTCGCTTCGTGCCGGGGACCAACGTCCCGTTGAGCTGGAGCTGAGACTCAAACTCGGTTCGGTTGTTTCCGCTCTGCTCGATCGTCGTGACGTCGGCCAAGATCAAATACTTCCCAGCCGTCGAGATCGTGATCTCGCCCGAGGAGAGGGACGCCCACGACGCGGTTCGGTCGGCTCGATCGAAGGGAAGCGTGGTTAGCGTGGTCGTGTACGATCCGGTGTTCGAGATCAGTGAGTATTTGGCCTCTTCGAGCTCAGCCGTCCCCGCCTCGTCGTCCCACACGAGATCGTAATCGGACCCGGACGCCTTCGCGAGACGTTGATTGGTCGATCCCCCGGCGGGGATGAGTCGGGTGTCGTCTCCCTTGACGACTTCGTCACTGGCCGCGTTCCCGCTCGCCGGGACATCGAGTGCCGCCGCCGTTCCAGCGTCGGTGACTTGGGATAGAGTGTGATTGTGCAGAGGCGTCCTCGGAGCGCCCGCTCGCGGGTCGCTGAAGGAGGACATCGGGCCTCGCCTACCCGTCGTCATGAGTCATTCCCTTCACGACGATATCGGGCATCACCGTCGGTTCCTCGTCGTCTTCGAGGTCGATGACGACCAACTCACTCGGATCGAAGCCGCACTTGAGAAGGAGATCGAACTCAAACTCAAGTCGGCGACCGATCTCTGATCCGTAGGCTTCACGTAGACTCTCCATCGTCGCCAGCCTCCGCTTTGTACGCTCGGAGCGCTTCAAACGCCTTCCGAGCGAAGTCCTCGGGCGAGTCATCTCGATTCGCGTTCTCGATCATCGCCTTGGTCTGCATGAGTCTAGAGATCGAGTTGAGGGTCGAGTGGATCTCGCGCTCGATGTTCGAGTTGCGCTTGACGATCCGCTTGATGGAAACGACCCCCTCTCCTTGGATACCGTCGGTCTCGACGATCTCCTGAACCTCTTGGGCTTCTTTGAGGGGCTTCCCGTTCTCGTCAGTGAAGTTGAAGTAGTGCTCGAATTGGCGAGCGAGCATCGCCTTGAGGATCGTCAGTTCGTCGTTGAGAGCATCGATGTCGGGCTCCGGCCCGAAGCGCTCGAACTCTTTCCGCGAGAGCGTCCGTGAGTAGATGCCCGTGGAGCGAGCGTTCGGCGTCGGCGGTCCGGGTTGACCGGCTCCGTTGCGATTGCCCTTCGGGGCTCCGACCTTCCTCTTGGTGGTCGTCTTCTTGGCGACCTTCTTGGCCATTGGCTGATCCCTCTGTCCCAACTCAGTGGGACGTTGATGGCGGCGCGCTCCGGCGTCCCTACGCCCGAAGTCTATCCCCGTTCACCCAAGCGAGTCGCGTCCTCATCCGAGACCCGAACGTCTCCCGTCTTTACTTACATACTCGCGTTCTCGTGTAATATCCATGGTTCGCTGCGGAATCGCGAAAACCGCCTAACGCGCACCGACTCTCCGGGGCCTCCGGTTTTCTCTTTCTCTCTCTTTATTTTAGAAGAAGAAGTAAGAGTATAAGAACTGGTTACAAGTACTGGACTTAGACCACCCAAACGTCCGTTCGGGTACTTACGTTTTGTAAGTAAATGAAAAAGAATACCCGAAGGTATTCTTATGAATTCTTACATTCTCTCGCGTTTCGGGCTACCGAACGAATGGCGTCCCGTCTGGTGCGGCGAGCCCCTTAGAATGGATCAGGACCCGAGTCTCAACGTCGGTGGTGTAGAGCGTCCCCTCTCGCTTCCGCATCTCGCGGTAGCCTTCGAGAGCCTCCCAGTCGTAGTTCCCCGCAGGACGGGCACAGCCCGACGTAGCGATGAAGACGAGAGCGAGCGCGATCATTCCGATCCAGTACCGCTTCTCGTGGGCGTACATCAGCATCGCGTAGAAGATGTCCTTCCAGCTGGGTTCCTTGTACATTACGCCTCGCCTCCTCCGAGTTCCTCGCGGGATCCGGCGGGGACGCACCCGTACTCCTCCGAGCCGACCAGCGGAGCGCCCGCCCCGTGGAGGTTCACCGCCTGCTCCGGGTCCTCACCGTGAGCGTGGTAGGCGATCGCGACCGCCGCGCCGAACTGGTTGTGAGAGATCCCCGCGAAGCGGTTGGGCTCGGCGTCGAGGAACTCGATCTTGGCTTCCATCGAGCCTTCGGAGAACGTCTGGACATCGGCTTGGGATTCCGACGCCGCCC